TCAGCCACGCGGATTCGCGGAGGTATGACCTATTTGCTCCCCGGCAATTTTCGCCTTTCGCGAAACTGGAAAATCACGGCTATTCGCCGCGATTTTCGACGTTTTCTGGACTCCTTTGCGGCAGCGGCGCTCGAGAGCCTACGCTGGTGTCATGGTCAGAGGCCCAGCACCAACGCCGAAGCACATCCTCTCGATGAGAGGGTCGAAAGATGCCAAGTACCGCGAGGAACTCGGCACGCCGGCTACCGCCCTGCCCGAGCCGCCGGAGTGGCTGCGGCCCTCGGCGAAGGCAATGTTTCGTCTCGTCTGCGAGTTTACACAGCAGATGGGGACGTTATGTAACTCTGACACCCAGGTGATCACGCGATACGCGATCGTCTGGGATAAGTGGCAAGAGGCCGAACAGCAACTCGCCAAGACCGGCGAGTGCTGGCGAGAAGTTCTCGCCCCCGACGGCTCCCTGCGGTTCTGCCGGCCGACGAAGTGGCAGGCCCAGAGCAACCATTGCCACGAGCAGCTACGGCAACTGGAAACCGTCCTGGGCCTCACCCCAGCCGACCGCACCCGACTCGGGTACGGTGCGGTGAAGGTGGTCAATGACCCCGTGGACGCCCTCTTTGACGACGCAGCGACGGGTTGACATCCGCGAGTTCGCGCGGCTGCTGAAGCATACGGAGTCCCCGTTCACCGGCCAGCCGTTCATCCCGGCACCCTGGCAGGACGAGTACCTCGACAGCCTCTTCAATACCAAGCGGCCGGACGGCCGGCGACAGTATCAGCGGAGCCTGCTGGCCCTGCCTCGGAAGATGGGCAAGACGGCGATGTGCGCCGTGATCGGCGCCTACGAGGGGTTCTTCGGCGAGGCCGGCGGCCAGATTCTCATCGCCGCCGGGGATCGGAAGCAGGCGAGCCTCCTGTTCACGGCGTGCTCGAGGTACATCGAATCCTGCCCCGGCCTGCTGAAGCGGTGCAAAATCTATAAGAACTCCATCGTCATACCGCACAAGCAGAGCACGATTCAATTCCTTTCCTCCGAGCACAAGGGCAAGCACGGCTACAACCCGAGCCTGGTGGTGGTGGACGAATACCATGTCCAGACCAGCCGGGATTTGGTCGATGTGCTGGAATCGGGTATGGGTGCGCGAGCCGAGCCGCTCGTCATCTATGTGACGACGGCCGGCATGGATCGCGTCGGCCCCTGCTATGACGAGTGGCAGCGGGCGCTGAAGGTCAAGGACGGCCTGATCGACGATCCGACGTTTCTGCCGTGCATCTTCGCGGCCCCCGACGATGCCGACCCGTTCGACGAGGCCACCTGGCGCACCGCCATGCCGAACTATGGAACGACCGTGCGGAAGGAGTTCATGGAACGCGAGGCGTCGCTCGCCCGCGAGAGCGTCGTCCAGGAGATCAAGTTCAGGACGCTGTACCTAAACCAGTGGGTGTCAAACGGGGCAAACCGCTACTTCCGCACCGGCACAATCGACAAGTGCCTCGTGCCGACAAGGCCCATCGGCGACCGCATCGCTTACTGCGGCCTCGACTTGTCGAGCAACACCGACACCACGGCGTTCGTCGCCGTCTGGGCTGACGATGACGGATCGTTCGACGTTCACGCGCATCTCTTCATCCCAGAGGAGAACGCCGACAAGCCGGAAGCGCCGTATCGGCAATGGGCCAAGGACGGATTCGTTACACTTACGGAAGGCGATCTTGTTGATTTTGACGCGGTTCGGAACTACGTCCTCTCGTTTTGCGAGAAGAACGCAGTCCGCGCCGTGGCTATTGATCGCTGGAATGCCACGCATATCACGACCCAGTTGGTGGCTGAAGGGATTGACGTCAAGCCCTACGGACAGGGCTACGCCAGCCTCTCGGCGCCGACGAAGTTGCTTGAGGCGCTGGCATTGGGAGGCCGGCTCCGACTCGGCGACAACAAGGCGATCGCCCTCCACTTGAGCAATATGCAGTGCCGCGTCGATGACGCCGGGAACGTCAAGCCTACAAAACAACACTCTCACGCGACAGCAAGGATCGACGCCGCCGTGGCCTTGATCATGGCCTTGGGCCTCGCCAGCAGCGCGACGCACGGCCCCGAAGAAGACCCGAAACTGGTGGTGTTCTAAGCGATGCCGGACTTCGACGACGAAAATGTTGCTGATCTCCTAGAGATGCGATCCAGCCTCTCTCGCGTCTTCGAGGAAATCGTCGAGAACAACAAGACGACGGCCGGCGTCACCATCAGCCCCGAGAGCAGCCTGAAGTGCAGCGCTGTACTTTGCTGCGTAAGAGTGCTATCGGAAAGCATCGCCTCGATGCCATTCAACCTCTACCGGCGCCTGCCGGGTGGAGGTAAGGAAATCGCCGAAGACCAGCCGCTCCAGGAAGTCCTCGCCTACCAGCCGAATGACTGGATGACGAGTTTCGAGTGGCGGGAGTGGATGATGAGCCAGTTGCTCCTCTGGGGCAACGCCTACTCCCTCATCAAGCCCGGCCGCCGCGGTGCCGTCGACCAACTGATCCCCCTGCACGCCAGCCGGATGACGATCGTCCGTCTCGAGAACGGCCGGCTCCAGTACCAATACACCGAGCCGATGCAGGCCGAGCCGAAGAAGTACCGGCAGGATCAGATTTTCCACCTCCGCTGGCTCTCGAGCGACGGCGTCACCGGCTACATCCCGATCTCGCTCGCCAAGGACGCCATCGCCCTCGCCAGGGCGACGGAACTCCACTCGTCGGCGTTCTTTGGCAACGGCGCCCAGACGGGGACGTACATCGAAACCGATCAGCCGTTCAAGCCTGACGCGCTGCGGAACTTCAAGAGCCAGTGGGACGACGCCCACCGCGGCCCGACCAAAGCGTTCTCCACCGTGGTCATGCCATTCGGCTTCCACAAGAAGAACGACCCTGTCAACAACCAGCACGCGGAGCTTATCGCCACGCGCCGCTACGCCGTGGAAGAAATCTCGCGCGGCTATCGGGTGCCGTTGCATCTACTCGGCGACCTGTCCAACGTCCGCTACAACTCCGTCGAGCAGTCGGCCATCGACTTCGCGACGTTCTCGCTCATCCCGCACTGCCGGCGGTGGCAGTTTGCCGTCCGTCGCGACCTGATCGCGGACTCGGCCAACTACTTCGTCGAGTTCGATATGTCGGCGCTCATGGCAGGCGACTACCAGGCCCGCTCGCAGTTCCTGCGAGAGATGTTCAACATGGGCTGTCTTAGTGTCGACGAAATCCGCGGCCAGATCGGCTACAACCCGCTCCCCGACGGCCTCGGTAACAAGCGGTTCGTCCAGGTGAATATGCAACTACTGGACGCCTTCACCGCCGAGAATCCGACGGGTGCGCCGGCTGAACTTCCGACCGCCGCCGCTCCGGCAGACAACTCCGTCGACAACGGCGACCAGCCGACCGATGGAAACGACGGGCCGACGCCTGCGGAGGCCGCCACCAGCACCCGCTCCTCGGCCGAGGTGCTCTTCCGCACGACGCTCCGGCGGCTCGCGGCCGTCGAGGCCGACGGGATTCTTGAGCGCCGCAACAAGCCTGGAAAGTTGCAGGCGTGGCTCGAGGCCCACGAGCAGCGGATGAAGACCGAACTGCTGGACGCCGCAAAGGCCACTGGCCGCGACATCGAGGCGTTCGCGCTTGCGTGGATGGAAGAGACGAGGAACCGCCTCCTGGAGTGTCACCGCTCCGGCAGGCCGTATGAGGAGGCGACGAAGTCATGGACGGATCGTGCGAACTTGAGCGACGCCTGATCGGCGAAGTGCCGGGGCTGGTTGTCAAGCAGGACGACAATGGCCGCACGGTCATTCGCGGCTACGCCGCCGTCTTTGAATCCGAGTCGCAGGACTTGGGTGGCTTCGTCGAGATCGTGGAACGCGGTGCGTTCGACGACGTCATGCGGTCGAATCCCGACGTTTTCGGCAAATACAACCACGAGCGCGTCATCGGCCGCACCACCAGCGGCACGATGCGGCTGACGGTCGACGAGCGCGGCCTGCGGTACGAAATCGACCCTCCGCGGTCGGCTGCGGACGTCGTCGAATTGATCGAAAGAGGCGACGTTCGCGGATCAAGCTTCGCCTTCCGCTCGAAACCAGCGGACGAGTCGTGGACACGCGACGCCAACGGCCGAATGATCCGCCGGATCAAGAAGTTTTCGTATCTCGGGGACGCCGGCCCCGTCGACACCCCGGCCTATCTCGCCACCGAAACCTACGTCAGCAAGCGAGCCATCGAAATGGCTCTCGCTGAGAACACCAAGGCAGCGTCGGAGATCGCCAGTGAGCACAGAGCGTCGGAGCCTGCTGTTGAGGCTGTTGTCCAGGCTCCTGAAGCCGAAGAGAACGCCTCCCCAGAAGATGGTGCGGTGGCGGCCGGCGATGAGGAGCGTGCCGCCATCAGTCTCAAACCTACGGCCGGAATGGCCGCGGCGGCTCGACGAGGATTGAAGCTGCACGAGGAAGGCAAGAGCGGCGACGGCCTGAAGCCGGAGACGGTCGCCAGGGCGAATCGCCTCGCCCGTCGCGAAAACATGAATCCCGACTGGGTCCGTGAGATGAATGCCTGGTTCGCGCGGCACGCGGTCGACGCCAAGGCCGGATGGGATACGCCTGGAAGCGAGTCTCCGGGGTTCGTAGCGCACCTTCTGTGGGGCGGAAACGCGGCGAAGAACTGGTCTGCCAGGAAGGTGGCCGCGCTCGACAAGGCCGAAGGCCGCTCCATCGAGGAGCCCGATCAGCCGCTCACGATGGAAGACTACTCAGAAGAGAACGCCGACATCACGCCGAAGAACGCTGCGCTTCTCGATGCCACAGAATCCATCGCGGAGCAGATGGGCCAGTGGCCGCAGGAAGGCCCGAATGGCGCCCACTACATGGCGGAAAGCCCCTTTGCCGACGCCGGCATGAGGTGCGCGAACTGCTTGATGTATGACGGCGGTGGAATGTGCGAGGCCGTCGAAGGCGACATCGCCCCGGAAGGCATCTGCAAGTTGTGGGTCATCCCGGCGTCGAAGTTGTCGATGACTTCGGAGAGGTCTGCGAGCGTTGCTGCGTCAGACTCGACGGAGCACTTTCGGTCGAAGATCGCGTCGCTCAAGGCAACGATGCTGCGGACTCACTTGCACGGCAAGTAGTCAGTACCCTACAAATCAAGATATACGCCCTGCGAAGGATTTCGCAGGGAGCAGTGCGAGCGACTTGAGGATTCATTTCGCGGCGCGCTTGCGGGCAAACCACCCGCCGGCCGCCGCACCTTCGCGATTGGCCGGCTTCACAAGGAGCAAGGCCAATCATGGCGAGCAACCTCAAGCGTCTTCAGGACCGTGCCGCGGCGATCGCCGCCCGGATGACCGAACTGGCCGATGTGGCCGAGCGTTCGGAGGATCAGACCGCGGAACTCCGTCGGCTTTCCGACGAAGCCGACAAGGTCAAGTCCGACCTGGAGTTCGAGGGCAAGCTCGCCGCGAAGGAGCAGGAACTCCGCGCTGTCGTCGAGGCTGCGGCCCCGGCGGCCCCCGCCGCACCCGTGGCTGCCGAGCAGCCCAAGAAGGTCGAGATTCGGGCGATCAACCCGCACCACTCGACCCTGCGTGCGTTCAACGACGGCCCCGATGCCGTCGAGAGCGCCTACCGCTGCGGCCGGTGGATCAAGGCCACGGTGTTCAAGAACGAGTCGGACATCCGGTGGTGCCGTGAGCACGGCGTCGAGGCCCGCGCCCTCAACGAGGGCAGCAACTCGGCCGGAGGCAGCCTGGTGCCGGAGGAGTTCGCCGCTCGCGTGATCCGTCTCGTCGAAACCTACGGCACCTACCCGGCCGCCGTCGAGAACGTGTCGATGAGCCGGGACACGATGGTGATCCCGAAGCGTCTGTCCGGCACGACTGCCTACTTCGTTGGCGAAGGCTCCAGCGTGACGGAGAGCGAGCCGACCTACGGCAACGTATCGCTCGTCGCCAAGAAGCTCGCAGTCGGCTGCCGCATGAGCACCGAGGTGGTGGAAGATACCGCTGGCGTGGTGTCCTTGGCCGACGCAGTCGCTACGGAGTTCAGCACCTCGCTGGCCTTCCGCATCGACCAGTGCGGCTGGATCGGTGACGGTACGAGCACCTACGGCGGTATCAACGGCGTCATCAACAAGATCAACGACGGTACGCACACCGCTTCGGTGGTGTCGGCCGCGACGGGCAACACGGCGTTCGAGACGCTGGACATCGAGGACTTCCTGGCCGTGATGGGCAAGTTGCCCCTCTACGCCCGTCAGGGAGCGGCCTGGTATGTGTCGCCGGCCGGCTACGCGGCGAGCATCGCCCGCCTGAAGTACGCGGCCGGTGGCAACACCGTCGAGAACATCGGTGCGGCGGCTGGCGAGTCCTTCCTCGGCTACCCCGTGCGGATGGTGCATGTGATGAACAGCACCCTCGGCGCGGACACCAGCAAGGTGAAGGTGCTCTTCGGCAACCTGAACCTCGCCTGCATCTACGCCCGGCGTCGTGACTTCTCGGTGCGGCTGTTCGATCAGGTCTACGCGACCACCGACCAGCTTCTGCTCCAGGGAACGATGCGGTTCGATTCGGTCGCACACACCCTTGGCACGACTTCGGAGGTCGGTCCCGTGATCGCTCTCCGTTCGGCCGCCTCGTGATAACAGGAGCCTCTGAAGCATGATCCACTCCCAGAACCATAAGGTCGTTGCGAACGTCGAGGCTGCGGCTGTCGGCGCGACCGCGACCGCCACACTAACGATCGACACCCTCGGTTTCGATCACGCCAGCGTGACCGTGCTGCGGGCCAGCAACGCCAGCACGGTGTTCGCGAACGTCGTGAAGGTCGAAGAGTCGGACGACAACTCGTCCTACTCGAACGTCACCGCCCTGGTGGGCGGCGGCGTCGGTGGCTTCACGATCCCGGCTGTCACGAGCACGGCTCTGACGTCCGTCCTGAAGTTCGACATCGACGCGAAGGCCAAGAAGCGCTACCTGAAGGTGTCCTACACGCCAGGCGCCACGGCGAACGTGGCGATCGTGGCTCGGCTTGGCCGTGGCGAAGAGTCGCCCGTGACCAACGCGGACGCTGGTGTCATCGGCCGAGTCGTTGGCTAGTCCCGTACAAGCGGGACGGCCATGACGGCCGACAAAGGCGCAAGGATGCGCGCCCGCTCCTCACAAGGAGCGAACCATGCTGCTGCGTGTCGGTAATTGTGAAGCCGAGGTGAAGGTAGCCGCTCTGATGAGCGTCCCTCGCCTCGGCTTCACTGATAATTTCTTCTGCATCTCGCAGGCTCTCGCGCCGCACGGGATCGCCCCGATCAAATACACCGGGGCGTTTTTTGGTCAGTGTTTGCAGCGGACAATGGAGCAAGTCATCGACACGCACGACGTCGTGCTGACGATCGACTATGACACGATCTTCACCGCCAAGACGGTGGAGGCGCTCCTCGCCCTCCTTCTGCACTCGGGCTTCGACGCCATCGCCCCGCTCCAGACAAAGCGGGAAGCGAACACGGTGATGTTCGCCCTGCCGGGCGTGACGCCAGACGAGCGCACGACGGTCGAGAATGACTGGTTCCAGAAGGTCGTCCAGCCTGTCGAGACGGCGCACTTCGGTTGCACGTTCATCCGCACCGCCGCCATCAAGAAGATGCCGAAGCCGTGGTTCCTGGCAGAGGCAAACGACGATGGGACGTTCACGGGCGGCCATGTTGACGAGGACATCTACTTCTGGAAGAAGTTCGCCGCCAGCGGCAACCGCCTGGGCATCGCAACAAACGTCAGCGTCGGCCACGCCGAACTGATGATCACCTGGCCGTCCAGGAGCGTCGAAGGCGGCAAGGTGCAGCAGCACACGACGGAGTTCTGGAACAACGGAAAGAAGCCGCCGGAAGGCGCCTGGGGGTTCGTGCCATGAGGATTCGCGTACTGAAGTCGTTCGCTGGCTACCGCCCCGGCCAGGAGTTTGATTGGGGCGACGGCGCGGCCCGCATCTACATCGCTCGCGGCATGGTCGAGGAGATCGGCGAGCGCCGCCTGGAGGCCGCGACCGTCGAGGAGCGGAGTGAGCGGGCCACGATGCCGCAGCCGGCCAGGAGGAAGGCGAAATGACCGTTTCGATCACCTACGGCTCGCCGGAGTACCCGTCGGCCGGCGTCACGCCGTACCGCAGCCTCATCAAATACACCGCCCCGGCGGCCTATCCGGTGACGCTCGCGGAGGCGAAGACGCAGTGCCGCGTCGACACCTCAGATGAGGACACCTACCTCAATAGTCTGATCGCGATGGCGACGGAGTACGTCGAGAACGTGCTGGACGTCAGCCTCATCTCCCAGACGCTCGAGGCCCGCTATGACTGCTTTCCCTTGTGGGAGATCATCCTCCCCCGCCCGCCGATGGCAAGCGGCACGGTGACGGTCATCTACCGCGACGAGGCCGGTGTCAGCCAGACGATCACCTCGGCGGCCGGGGCATTTCAGACCGACTACTACGCAACACCAGGCCGCATCTATCCGCAGTTCGGCGGCGTCTGGCCGGCGGTGCGTGGCGACGAGAACAGCGTCATCGTCCGCTGGCCGGCAGGCTACGGGGCGAGCGGCTCAAGCGTGCCGAGCACGGTCAAGGGTCTGATCCTTCTCCTCGTCGCCCACTGGTTCGAGATGCGACAGCCAGTGGTCACAGGCTTCAGCCAAGTGCTGCCGGTGCCGCAGACGTTCGACACGCTCCTGGCGGCGTCCGGCTGGGGAGGCTACCGATGAGCCTCCAGGCCCATGTGCAGGCAAAAGTGCAGGCACGTTCGCAGCTCGCGAATGGCCTCACGACGGAGATTGCCGACCACCCGCTGACGTTCTTCTTCGACGTCGGCGACTGCACGAAGGTTTGGAGCGACCGCCGCACGTTCTCTGCGGGGCTAGACGAGGTCGACTTCTCGGCCATCGGCATCGGCACGGTGAAGTTGCTCTGCATCAAGAACCTGTCGACAACGAGCCAGATCGCCCTGTCGGCCGGCTGGACGGGGAGCCAGTTCAGCCTGTTCCGGCAGGACGTCACGGCCTGGAACTTCTCGCCGATCATCAACCTCGGGGCGCTGACGCTCCGCGGCTACCCGATCCGCGAGGGCGGCGCGTTCATGCTGTCCTGCCCCAACTCGGCCGGCTTCGCCACGACGTCCGGCGGGAGCATCCTCCGCGTCGGTGGGACGACGGGCCAGAACTACGAAATCTACGTCATGGGAACCTGATTAGATGGCACTCACCGCCCAGATCGCCCTCTCCATCCTCGCCCATGAGACGTCCAGCGGCGACCTGTCGCGGACGCTGCGGGCCACGCCGGCCAACTACGCGCTTCGGCTCACAGACGGCACCGGGGCCAACCAGGCGCAGGTGGTGTGGAGCGACTCGCGGACGGCGACGACGTCGAACGACGACCTGATGCTCTGGAATCTCTCCGACACACGCGACGGCGCCGCGGTGACGGTGGCGTTCACGCAGATCAAGTTGGTCTATGTGAAGAACACGAGCACAACGCAAGACCTTCGGATCGGCGGCATTTCTGGCGTTGGCGCGTTCGCCGGGCTGCCGATCAACCTGTCGCTCACGCTCCCGCCTGGCGGGTGCTACTTGTTTTCCGCCCCGACTGACAGCGGCGTCGTCGTGACTGCTTCGGCGTCCGCTTCCGCCGCCCGATTCTCGGCCGCCTCCGGCTCCTGCACCTACGAAGTTCTGTTCATCGGCGAAGGCACGGTCACATGATCATCGGGACCATGCGTGAGCGGGTCGCGATTAAGTCTCAGACGGAGGTGCGCAAGCCCTCCGGCGAGACGGTCATGGACTGGGACACCACCGTCGCCACGGTGTGGGCGAGCGTCAGCGGCCTCTCGAGCCGTGACATCCTCCAGGCCCAGCAGGCCAACGTGATCGCGACCCACCGCATCCGCATCCGCTACCGTGCCGACGTCACGCATCTCAACCGCCTCGTCTGGCGAGGCCGTACGATGGAAATTGCAGCGGTCGTCGAGCGTGACAACCGCACGGCCTTGGAAATCCTGGCCCGCGAGGTGCAGTGATGGCGGTACTCATTGACGCAACGCAGCCGCGTGACTTCGGGGGGCAGTCTGCCAAGCAGATCGTCGAAGGGTTCGTCAGCATCCAGACGGCCGGCGCTCGCGAGGTCGCAAAAGAGCTTGAGCTGATGGCCCTACGGGCCATGAAAGACCCCGGCCAACTGAAAGCCAAGGCCGCCAAGAAGGCGTCGGAGATCATTCGCAAGGGCTACAAGTCCAAGATCAACAACGTCACCGACAACCTCGGCAAGTCGATAACGACGCGGATTCGGCAGTACGAAGGGGCGACGGTCGCGATCACCGGCCCGCGAGTCACCGGCCCCGTCGGCGCCGACCCTGACATGGGGAGCGGGAATCACGCCTGGCTGGTCGAGTTCGGGACCGGCGCTCGCAAGCCCGGCACGCAGGGACGCCGCACCTACGTCAACGTCCACCAAATGATCAACGGGAAGATGAAGCGGGCCGGCACGTTCAATAACGAGCAGTTTGCGAGCATGGGCCGCGGCTACTACTTCCTCATGGGGTCGAAGAATGAGCGGACGCGGCAGGCCAAGATGGGCGTCGGCTACCCGCACGACTTCGGCTCCGACGCTCCAGGCGAGATGCACCCGATCACGCTGAAGCCGGGCGAGACAATCCGCCCCATGCCAGCCAAGAACCTGATGCAGAAGACGATCTCCGAGAACTCCTCGGCCGTCCTGGCGTCCCTCATCGCAAACATGAAGACCTACATCGAGGAACTCCGGTGATCATCAAGCCCGAGGACTACGTCTTTTACCGGCTGACGAGCGTCCCGGCGGTCGCCCGCCTCGTCGGCTTCAACGTCTACCCGATCGCCGTGCCGAAGTCGGCAGGGTTCCCCTTCATTGTCTACAAGCGGCAGAACATCATCCGCGAGGCCAGCCTGACCGGGCCGATGTTCATGCCGCTCTTGTCCATCCAGGTGGCCTCCTGGGCGCTCACGCACGACGCCGCCAGGGAGTTGGGAGACGAGGTTCGGCTTGCTCTGGATGGCAACACCGGCACGGCAATGGGGGTTACAATCAGTGATATGAGGCTCGTCAGCGAAACTGACGATTTCCTCGATCCTACGGCCGTCGGAGCACAACTCCCGCCGGCTTACGAGGTCAGGCAACTGTATCAGATCAGGTGGCAAGAGGCCGCCTCGTAACCCTACAGGTCACGACACTGGCGCAAGGAGGCGCGACTCATGGCAGGCGTTTCGGCACAGGGACTCACGTTCTCGTTCGGCGGGTCCAACCTCACGGTCACCTCGGTCCAGGTCAATGACACCCAAGACCTCATCGACGGCAGCCACCTGGGCATCGCCCCGAACGGCCGTCGGGAGTACGTCGGTGGCTTCGCGACCGACCGCGAGGTGCAGATCGACTACATCTCCACGAACATCCTCACGGCCGGCGTGTCCGGCTCTCTGTCGATCTCCGGCCCGATCTCGTTCAGCGGCAACGCGACGATCGCGTCGTCTTCGATCGGCGGTTCGGTCGGCGCCCTCGTCTCCGGGAGTGCGACGTTCCGAGTCGCGTAAGCGATGGCGGGATTCGCTGCCCAAGGGGCGACATTCACGTTCACTGGCTCCAAGGGCGAGTTCAAGGGAGCCATCGTCGGGATCAGCGTCGAGACGCCGGTCGCGGAGATCGTCGATATGACGTCTCCAAGCGACCCTTCTGGGACGTCCATCCTCGTCCCGACGGGCGAGTGGTCTGGCGGGAGCATCTCCCTGGACTTCATCGCCACGACGGCTACCGGAGACGTTCAGGACATCGTCAGGGGCATCGGCCAACTGACGTTCGCATCGCCCAAGTGGACGGTGTCGCGACGGGCAATTCTTGAGTCTGCCAATACGGAGGCTCGTGTCGGGGAGTTGGTGCGAGGGACTGCAAACTTCAAGGTCACAGATTACGCAGGAACCTGATTCATGGCGTTGAGCAAGGCGAAGATTCTGGCGGCGAAGGATGTGAAGTTGTCCGAAGCGGTCCCCGTGCCGGAGTGGGGCGGTGACGTCTACATCCGCACCATCAGCGGCACCGAACGCGACAAGTTCGAGGAAGCCTACAGCGAGCAGAAGATGAAGGCGTTCCGCGTTCGCTTCCTCGTGATGACGCTGGCCGACGAGTCGGGCGAGCGGCTGTTCGCCGACGCCGACATCGACGCCCTCGGCGGCAAGTCCAGCGTCGTGATCAACCGTCTCTTCGACAAGGCGTGGCAGCACAACGCCTTCACCGACGAGGCCGTGGATGCGCTGGGAAACGGTTCACAGACCGCCCCGAGCGAAAGTTCTACTTCGACCTAGCGCTGGCACTGGGCCGGTCGGTCAAAGAACTGCTCGAGACGGTCGATTCGCAAGAATTGTCGGAGTGGTACGCCTACCAGCAGCGGTGGCCGCTGGAGAACAGTTGGCAACAGACGGCCAGGATATGCAGGACGATCATGGCGGCGTCCGGCAACTACAAGCGTGTGCCTGACGAAGAAGTGTTCATCCCAGCGTCGAAGCGGCCGAAGCAGTCGCAGGATGCGATGTTCTCCGAACTGATGAAGTTGCAGAAGCCTCAAGGATGAGACGATGGCTGGACGCGGCTACCTCGGCAAAATCTCGGCGATCCTCACGGCAGACTCCAAGGGGCTGTCGCGAGGGCTGAACGCCGGCGCCAAGGACGTCACGCAGTTCGCGAGGAAGATTCAAAGCACGATCTCCGGCGCCACGGGCCGCGCGGGCCGCGAGTTCGACAACATCCTGACCCCGCTGCAAAAGTTGCAGCGGGCGCTCAAGGTCGGCGTCGGCCAGAATCTCAAGTTAGTCAATCAGCAGGAAGTGCAGGCGATCCGGCAGTTCGCCGAGGCCGCCGAGCGGATCGCCAAGCCCGTCTCGCAGGCCAGGGGCGACCTCGCTGGCCTGTCGGCCGAGGTGCAGCGGAACTTCGCCCCGGCGCTCGAGTCGGCGCAGAAGGCGGCCGAGCAACTCCGCACCTCAATCGGCAACGGCGCCAGGGTCAGCGAGCGCGACTTTGCCAACCTTGAGGCGCGGATCAACCGCGTCACGCAGGCCGCGAGCCGCCTCCGCGAGGCGGGCCAGGCGACCGCGGGCCTCGCCTCCGGCCAGGAACTCCGCTTCCAGCGCCCTGGCTTCCTTCAGCAGACGTCCCGTGCCGCCGCTCTCCAGCAGCAGGCCGCGGCCCTGTCGCCAGAGCAGATTCAAGGCAGCGGCGTGGCGGCCCTCGTCGGCCAGCAGCGGCAGGCGGCCCAGGAGGCGGCGAATCTCCTCTCCACGCTCGAGCGCATCCGCGTCACGCGAAATGGAGACGCGCAGGCGGCCGAGGCCGCGTATGGCCGCCAGGTGGCGGCACTGCGGCTGGTCAACGACCAGTTGGAGCGAGAGATCACGCTGTCGCAGCAGGCGGCGAACGCCCAGAGAGAGGCCGCCGCTGACGCCCAGCGGCGGGCCGAGGCCGCTTCCAGGTTCCTCAATGTCGACCAGCGTGAGTCGAACCTCCTCGCGAGCCAAGGCCAGCAGCAGGATGTTCGTGCCTATCTCCAGCTTCTCGAGGAGTCGCGAGTCAGAACCGAGGCGCTGACAGACGCCCAGCGGCGCGCCGCTGCCGCATCCAGATTCCTCAACGTCGACCAGCGCGAGTCGAACCTCATCGCGAACGAGGGCCAGCAGCAGGACATTCGCGAATACATCCAACTGCTTGAGCAGGCGCGGGCCAGAACGGAAGCACTGGCCGATGCCCAGCGGCGGGCCGAGGCTGCATCACGTTTCCTTGTTGTCGACCAGCGTGAGTCGAACCTCATCGCGAACGAGGGCCAGCAGACGGACGTCCGCGCCTATCTGCAACTACTTGAGGACGCGCGGGTTCGGACGGAGGCACTTGCCGACGCCCAGCGGCGGGCCGAAGCAGCTTCTAGGTTCCTCAACGTCGACCAGCGTGGTTCGGACCTGTTGTCGAATCAGGGGGCAGCGTCTCGCGTCAACCCGCAGCAGGCGTTCCTTGACCGAGTCGGTGGTGAGATCACCGCCGTCCGCAATCAACTCCGCGAACTGCCTGACTTGGCTGGATCGCTTGGCCCGGTTGTCGACAACCTCACGACGCGGTGGCAAAACCTCGGCCGCGCCGGCGTCGGTTTTACGGCTGACCAACTGCGGCGAGTTCAGCAGGAGACGCAAGCCATCCAGGCTGCGCTCAACAGCCGCCGAGACATCGGCCAGCAGTTTCTGCAAAACTTCGGTGGCGAGGGCGTCGCCGGCCTGTCGCTGGGCATCGACGAGCGGCAACTTCGCTCCGTCGGATCGCAGATCGAGTTCGTCCAGAACAGACTGTCTCGGCTGACTGCCGAGCAGCGAGGCCCGGCCGTCGCCGCTCTTGAGGCTTACAGACAGGCGGCATTCCGCGCTTTCTCTGGGACGGCAGACAGCGCGGAGCAGGCCGCGGCAGACGTTGCGAGAACCCGGCAGGAATTGATCCGCACCGCCGCGGCTGCGGAAGGCGTGCGACCTGGCCGATTCGCCGAAGACTTCCGGCGAGCCGGCGACGTCGCGCGTGGCTTCGGGGATAGGGCTGGCCTTGCCATCCAGCAGGCGGCGTTCGCCATCGAAGACTTCTTCAGCGTTACTGGTGGCCTTGATCAGCGAGTGCGTGCTGCTGGCAACAACATCTCGCAGCTTGGCTTCGTACTCGGAGGTACAACTGGACTTATTGTTGGCATCTCTACAGCCATCGGCGCGCAACTCGTCGCGGCCTTGATCAACTGGTACAACAACGGCCGAAAGACCGAAGACCAGACGAAGTCGTTGAGCGCAGCGCTCGCCGACCAAAAGCGAGTTGTCGACGCCCTAGCAGAGTCCTACAAGAAGGTCGCGGAGGCCGTTCAGGACGCTGGCCTGTCGCAGCGTGGGCAGAGAAATGCCTCCATTCGCCGCCAAGTCGAAGAGATTCAGCAGCAACAGCGACAGGCACGAGAGCAACGAGTTCAGTCCGTTGACATCGGCGTTGCGGCAGCGCGTGGAGACGTCGCAAGGTTTGAGCGAGAATTGGGCAGCGCTACAAGCCCCGAGCAGCAAGTTCGCGCTAGGTTGCAACTTCAGGCAGCACAAGAGCGGCAGCGGCAAGAAGAGCGGAGGGCCGTAAGCGATGCGGAGCGTCGTGCTCGCGGAAGTATTCGCAGCCAGGTGATTGACACGCTGGCGGCTAACTACAGAGCGGAAGCCGGGATTCTGACGATGGGCGGTGGCTCTGCGAGAGCAGAGCAACAAGTCGCCAATCTGCAAAACCTCGGACAGTCTCCGCAAGATGCACTCCGCGCTCTTCAGGCAAGAATCGACGAACTTGTTCAGCGAGGTGCAGAAGGTTCAATCATCCTTCCGCTTCAGCAACTCCGCGAACAACTGCTGACGCAGGTTCAGCAAATCGAAGCCGACAAACTCGCCGCCAGAATCAGCAGAGAAGCTCTGCGGATCGCGGACGCCATGAACGCCGCCCAGGCCGACATTGCCTCGGCATTTGATGGCGTCGTCGGCGCGAGTGGCATCGAGGACGAGATTGCCGCATTTGCCGAGTCACTGGCCCAGTTACAGAAGGCCGCAGGCGAGGCCGCCCAGGCAGGCCGCGTCGAAGAGGCCAGGGCGCTCAACAATGACATCAACGCCATCAAGGCCCATATCAACGCTCTCCGCGACGCCGCCGCGGCCGTGAAGACGTTCGGCTCCGAACTCGCAAGGTTGTCGGAGTCCGTCGCGCAGGACGTCGCGACGCTCGAGCAGCGGGCCGAGCAGGCCAGGCGCGAGGACGTCGCGCAAGGGACGAACGCGACTGGGGCGCAGAGGACAAGGGCAGAGCGCGACCTGGAGGAGGCGCGAAAAGCGCAGAAGGAGTTTGAAGACAAGCGAGCGTCGGCCGTCGAAAAGATGGAGCAGGACGCTGTCAGGAACGGAGACAAGAGGTTCAAGCGACTCCGCGAAATCGACAGTATGCTGGCCGCGCCAGCGAACGGCGTCGGAGCCGACGGCACTCGAGGCGGAACGGCCGAGGAACGCGCTGCGGCTCGCGAGGAGAGGCGGCGGCTTGAGGCGAGCATCAACGCCGACGTCAACAACAACCCAGAAGTTCAGGCTGCCCGCCAGCGGCGAGACGACATGACGCGCCGTGCGGAGCGGGCAGCGTCAGGCGATCGTGGTCGCGAACTCGCGATGACGCCTGCGCAGCGAGCAAGGCGAGAGGTCGAACAGAGCGCGAGGGACATAACCGAGGCGTTCACGGTCGAACTGCAAGGCCAGCGGTTCGTTGCCGACGTCGCTGGCCGCAACGCCGCCCTCAACCGCCTTGCCGAGCAGCAGATGCAGCAAGTCGCCCCGATGCTCGCCGGCTTCCGCGAGGAGCGACTCAACGCGATGCTCCAGGGGCCGTCGCGGGCGGCGCTCAACGTGGCCGACGCTCAGACGATGGAGGGGAACCGGGAACTCAATCGACTCCTCCGCGGCGACGATCCAAACAGGGACGTCAACCTCGTCGAACTTCAGAAGCAGTCGGATTTGCTGCAAGGCGTCATCGACGCGATCAACGAACAGGCCGGTGCAGACGTCGTGGAAATCAGAGGATAAACATGGCAGATATTTCTTACGGTATCACGCTCAACGTCAACAAGGGCTTCCTGGTGAGTCAGGTCAACGCCTCCGGCGTGACGGCAGACATGGGCATCGCCGGACTCAAGTCCGACACCTACACGCTGTCGACGAACGCCGTCAGCATCTCGACGGCGAACCTGTCGGCGGTCGGCATCGCGTTCGTTCGAAACCTGTCGACCGCGACCTCGGCGACCGCCCAGGTCGGGATCACGGCCGGCGGCTCGTTCGCCCCATTCACGACCATCAAGGCCGGCGAGCCGCAGTTGTTCCGATTGACTACAGGCGTCGACTATCAGGCCGTCGGCGTCGCCGGCACGCGGCTCCGAGTCGACATCCTGGAGGGCTAGTCGATGCCGAAGTTAGTCAAGGAAATAACGTCCGGCAACGAGAACAGCCGCTCCGTAGACGGCGGCCAGTTGGCTGACGTCTCTGTGCGGACATGGCGGGTCATCCTCCAGTCCCCTGCGGAAGCGTATGACGTCCAGAAGGAGATCGGCGTCTACATCGGCGACACGCACCCCGTAAACACGCAACTCCCGTGCGTCTCTATCTCGGAAAAGGCAGAAGGCGACTCCCGCGTCGTCCGCATCGTCACTGCCAACTACCGCACCACGCCTGGTGCCGACCCTGGCAATGACCCGAACAAGGAGCCGCCTGACATCAGGCCGGCGCAATACAGCATCACATCGTCGTTGATGGAGGTGCCGACGAAGTCGTGGCGAAAGATCGGACAGGTCTGGGTGCCTGGGCGTCGGCCGGGTGCCTTCGGAAACGGCTTTCTCGGCGTTGGTGCGTTTGAGGACGTACTGGAAGCCCCAAAACCGCCACTAAATCCAGTCGGAGACAGATACGACGGCGTCTCTATGTTGGTGCCGATCATCTCGATCAACATCGAGCAGTTCGACAACTACCCAACCCGCCGCCTTGACGACTCCGGGAAGGTCAACAGCGACCAGTTCACGTTTCTTGGGCTACAGATCAACAAATACACTTGTATGCTCCGAAACATCTCGGTACGCCCTGTTGTCGAATCTCACGGGACAGCGATTTATCGTGGATTTCAGAGAACGTATGAGTTCTCCATTAAGACTAACGGCGGTTGGTGGACCGAGCAGTTGCTCGAGGGATTCAACATCAAAAACGACCGCGTGAATGAGGCCGGAGTCGACAACGGCGCACTGAACCTTGAGATCATCGACTCTAAGGTCAAAGGTTGGCCGAACGCCCCGGAACTTGCCAAGGACTCGCAAGGAAAGAAGATGCGCGCAAGGGTTCTGATAAGCAGCCCTGAAGGCGCCGTTACACAGCGGCCTTCCGCACAGCCAGTCGCGCTCAACCTTGACGGCACGCCGCGGGACGTCCAGAACCCACCGGCCGGAGAGGAGCCAGTTCTAACCGAGCGATATTTGACCCAAGACGCCATTCCATTCGGCCCCAATTTCGTCAACATGGGCGTCCGCATCTTCGACATAGTCTGATGGCTGAAAACAAGTCCTACCAATTCGGCCCAGTCCTGACAGACCGCATCATCAGCGTGGTGAAGCGCGTCGACTCGATGCCGTACCAAGCAGGGCTTTCGCGGATACCGACGCGGTTTGAGGACGAGGGCGGCGGTAGCGGCTACCGCCTCCGCATCGGCAAGACCACGGCCACTTGGACGAAGAACACGGTGATGACGATCCCACTCTATGAGGACGGCACGCCGCCGAACGAGACAAGCAGCGATGAGACGCTGGAGGACTGCGTGAACCACTGGGGCGACGTCCCCGCGAACAAGTGGGTCGGTATCCAGCGCGGGCAGACCGGCTCTTACTACCTCGTCGTCGCGGAGTGCTAGATGCTGTTCGGTTGCTCGCCGTGCTGCGGCGGTTGCTCAAAATGCACCGACCGGTCGCACACGCGGCTCATAGCGTCGCTTGAGTACGGCGGCGATGGCGGCGAGACGATTGCCGCGTCCGAGGGGAACTACGGGGCCGTCACAACTGACTGTCAGCCGGCAGGCGGCGTGTCGCCAGTCATCGCTGTCACCTTGGACACCCCAGGCAGCGGCTACACCTCGGCCCCTACTCTTGCGCCGTCCAGTGGCACGGCGACGTTTACTGCCGAAGTGCGACAGTCGCTTCAGTCAGTAGAGGTCACGAGCGGAGGCTCTGGCTACACATCGCCCCCGACCGTGACGATCTCCGGCGGCGTGGCGGTGACAGCGGCTGCGGCGACTGCTGTCGTTCGCGGTGGCGGAACGGCGGCTGTCGTCACCAACGGCGGCTCGCTTTACACTTCGCCGCCAACAGTTTCGGCCAGCGTCGGCTCCGGCCTAGAAGCAACCGCCGTCATGTCCGGGTATGTCTACGCCATCGAAATCGCCAGCGGCGGCAGCGGCTACACGTCAGCGCCGACAGTCTCTGTATCTGGCGGCGGCGGCTCTGGTTGTTCTGCAACGGCGTCCATCTCGCCGGATGGGGCAGTCACTGTGGTGACGGTGGTCATCGGTGGCTCTGGATATACGTCGGCGCCAACCGTCACGATCTCCGGCGGCGGCGGCACAGGCGCCGCCGCAGTCGCCGTTCTCCGCTACCGCGTGGCCTCTGTGTCGATTCAATCTGGCGGGTCTGGCTATCCGCTCAATGCACCGCTCGCCTTTGAGGGTGGTGGCGGAAGCGGCGCGGCCGGCACGCTGACGGTTTCTGGCTCTGTCGCGGAAATCGTTGTCACGAATCCTGGACTCTACAGAAATGCGAGCGGCGCGATCCCGATCGGGTGGCCGACCGTGGCAATCTCCGGCGGTGGTGGGGCTGGCGCTACGGCAACGCCGCATTTCACGCCTGGCGGCGTTTACAGCGTCGGCGTCCAGTCTGGCGGCTCCTACTCGGCACCTCCTGCGCTGTCATTTTCAGGCGGCGGTGGCTCTGGGGCCGAGGCCACTGCCTACATCATGTGGCAGCAGTCTGGCGAGATCGGACTCAACTTCGTTGGCGGGGAGTGCTTCACTGCCATCGACTTCGGATTCTGCTCTGCAACAGAAAGCGAAGACTACCCGCTGGCACCGTGTATTGGCTGCGGAGGCTCGCTGAACCAGACAAACACCACACCGCCAACAACATACAGATACGGCGAAAACAGGACGCTTTCAATCAGGGCGTCTACGAGCGGAGCGGCTGGAACTGGCTCGCCGGCGGGCCGGTCGTTGCCGGAAGACATACGCTCCGTCGACTACACGCCTGGGGGCGAGTATGTCTTCGTCTATCATGGGATGACATGGTCTGTCCCGAGCAGCACGGTCTACGACGAGAGGTTATGGGCCAGAAGGCTTTTCAGCAGAGTCCCGCCGACCGGAACGTGGGCAATCTGGCAACCAACACAGCCATCGTCGGCAGTCCAGCCAGTGCTAACGCCAGTCTGCAAGCAAACAGAAGACCTTGCAGGGCAGCCTGTGTGGTGGCTTGAGTCATTCACAATCACATCGCCTGGGAGCAACCTATACGTCCCGCAAGTATTTGATGACGAGGCGTATGTTCAACCAGCAAACGGCAACCTCGGAACAGATGACACGTTCTTCGTCCCCGCTGACGTCGAATACACCTACTCGACTCCGGTTGCCACTTCATTTGATGGGGTTGCTGGATTCAGCCAACCGCCATCGCTGTCATTTGGATTTACTTCATCCGGTAATGGCAACTACACGCTGACGTCGGTTTCAGTAAACTCGCCAGGTGGTGGCTCCACACTTGCGGACGGCGACTGGCCGTTTACGCTGTCGAACTTCTCTGTCGGCCATGTTGTAAATACGCCATCGTTTCTGGCAACGATTGTAAATGGCGGCATTCAGTCGGCATCTGTGTCTTCGCCAGGGTTGGTGCGGGGTGGCGCCTCGCTTTCGTCTATCGCCGTTCAGGACGTTCCCGGCTATCCAGGCTATTCCTACTACCCACGCATCCTCATCGGCCGCAGCAACTACAAGACCACGGTCACTTACTCGCAGCCTACGGTCGTCGCCACGGCGCCACCAGGGAACGCCGTGTTCTCTGTTTCGCTCGCTTCCGGCACCGACGTCAGTGGCAATCCGTTCTGGTATGTGTCTGCCGTGTCGATCATCAGCGGCGGCTCCGGCTACTACGAGCCTGTTGGGCTGGACTTCACGGCTACCGGCGCCGATGGTGTCGAGGCAATTCCAGCCATCGCAACAGCATCGCCCCCCAACCGCGAACAGCCAACGCTGTCGATCGGCGGCAGCGGCAACTTTACGCTTGCGTACTCGTATGACTCTGAAAATGACGTCTGGTCTATATCGTCCGTCACAATCGTGGACGGCGGGACGGGATACGAAGACGGTCAATATGCCGCGATCGTGCTTGGCGAAGATGATTCTGAAGTCCAGGCGGCGGAGATCGTGCTTCGCACGGGGCGCGTCGAGCCGACGATCACGTTGAGCGTTGCCGGCGGGAGCGGGGCCGTGCTGGAGGCGACCCTCCAGGAAACGTACCAGGAAGGGTACTGGATGGTATCGTCGGTGACGATCATTGACGGAGGTTCTGGCTACGAGAATGGCGCCGAGGTGATCTTCTCGGGTGGCGACCAAGAGTATGACAACCCCTACGCGACGGTCACGACCGACGAAAGCGGCGCCATCGTCAGCGTCGACATCTTGTTTGGTGGCTATCTCTACAGCGACAATGGGATTGTTGAGGACGTCGAGATATACGGCGGTGGTTTGTTTTACAAGCAGCGCACGCACCTTGCCAGCGTGACGCTGATCTCTGGCGGAAAGTATTTCAATAGGACGATTACTGCCACCGTGGAGCCGCTGGACACAGTCGAGTGCAGCGGAGAAGTGAGCGAGGAGAACGGGTGGGAACTGATCCGCTACAAGCCGCCAGCGGACACAGACGATCATGCAGTAGGGGATACGTTTCAGGCATCGACGCAAGCCTACTGCAATTCGCAAGTGCCGTCCGTGCAATACGATTTCACGCGAACGCGACGGTGCGGCTTTCCTGACATCACCTTCAGGATTGAGTGATGGCCCGGTGCATCTATAACAGCAGGATGTGTGTCATCTGCCGCCGCCCGCTCCCCGAGGGCGGCAGGACGGAGCGTCGAGAGTGCCGCGGCGGCCTGGGAGACTACGTCGCCGCCGGCTTGGAGTCCGTTGGCATTACCAAGGAGCGAGTTTCGGCGATCACGGGGGCGCCGTGCCGGTGTCCTGAACGGCAAGCCGCGCTCAATAAACTAGGTAAAATCATCGGAATCGGCGTGGACAACCCCTAGGCTACTTGTCACGATATTACCTATGGCCGGCGACCACCACTTCACGATCCACGGCGTCAGATGGCTCCTCCGCTTCACGCGGCTGCGGGGGCGGGCGGCCGGGTGGGCGTACTTGCCGGATGCGAAGAACCCGAAGATGCCGCGAAAGATTCTGATCGACGAGCGGCTCAAGGGCCGCGCCCGCCTGGAGACGATCCTGCATGAGTGCATCCATGTCTCGTTCCCAACGGCCAGCGAAGAACACGTTACCGAGGCCGCCCGCGACATCTCCCGCGTCCTCTGGAGCCTCCGCGACGAGCCTGCTTGACGCCGTTGTCGCCACGCTCCCCGACACCTACCACGGCATCGGGTACTGGATCGACAACGTGGCACCGGAAGCCAGGGCGGAACTGGACGAGATCAAGCGGCAGTTTCGGGCCGGCGCCATCAAGACGCCTCGCCGCACGCTCGCCAAGGCGATTGCCAAGCAACTCAACGAGCGCGACATCTGCAAGATCGGATTCCCAGGAGTCGAAGCATGGCTGCAAAGGGGCTGAAGGCGGCGATCATCTCGTCGCTGCCTGCGGAAACGCCGGCCGCGGACTCCGAACAGGTCACGCAGCGGCAGGACGGCGACACGCTGGAGGCGAAAAGCACCTCGCGAAGGATCAAGACCGTCGAAGACCTCCTGCGGCATATCGGCGCGGATATGCAGGCATACGAAGTCGCCTCGTCTGAAGCCACCAAGTGGGAGTGCGGCGACGGAAACGGCGGCAGCATCGAACTACATCGCGTCTTCGTCAGGCTCAAGCCCAAGGCTGGGCCTGGGGTCCGCGAGTGCGTCGAGGCGATGATCAAGGCGGCGACGAAAGACCTGCGCCGCAAGGCCGTGCCGAAGCCGTCGAAGCGCAGTGGCCTCTGGCAAGTCGTGGTCGTGGCCGATGCCCACTTCGGGAAATACGCCTGGCGCGGAACCACCGGGGCCGAGGACTACGATCTCTACATCGCCGAGAAGGTGGTGCGGCAGGCAGCGGGCGAGCTTCTCGCCGTCGGCGACGCCTTGAAGCCGGCCCGCCGGACGATCGCGTTTCTTGGCGACCTCCTGCACTATGACAACCCCAAGGGGCAGACGACGTCCGGCACGCAACTCGAGCGGGACGGCCGGCTCCAGAAGATGCTCGAGATCGGCTGGGACACGCTCCTAGAGATCGTCGAGCGGTCGGCCGAAACGGCGCCGACGGACGTCCTGGTGGTCAACGGAAACCACGACGAGACGCTGTCCTGGGCATTCCAGCGGGTGCTGATGGAGCGATTCCGCAAGGACGGCCGCGTCACGGTGTCCGAGGCGTGGACAGGCCGGCAGTACGCGACGCACGGTAAGAACCTGATCGGCTTCTGCCACGGCCACAAGGCCAAGCGGAAACTGGGCCAGATCATGGCGCTCGAGCAGCCGCGTCACTGGAGCAACGCTGTCTGCCGGGAGTGGCACACAGGCCACTACCACTCGCAGGCCGCAGAGTGGCAACGGCCCATCGAGACGATCGACGGCGTGATCGTGAGGACAGCGCCGGCCCTCTGCCCGCCGGATGACTGGCACGCCGAGAACGGGTTCATCGGCTCACGGCGGGCGATGGAGACGTTCCTCTACCGCCCCGAGGGCGGCCTGGTGTCGATGCACGTTGCGGGGGCGGAATAATGGCTACCCTGCACCACAACACCCCGCTCGACTGGCTCCGCATCGCCGCCCAGGAGGCCGCTGCCGGAAGCCACGACATGCACACCCAGAACGGCGCGATCCTGGTGCCGCGGGCCGCGGCCTACGTCTGCGTCGGGATCAACAAGGTGCCGGCGGGAGTGTGGGCGGCGCCGGATCGGCTCGCGCGGCCGGCGAAATATGACTACATCGAACACGCGGAGCGGATGGCGATCTATCAGGCCGCGCGAGTCGGCACGCCGACGCTGGGGGCGACGCTTTACTGCCCCTGGTTCGCCTGCATGGACTGCGCCAGGGCGATCATCGTGGCCGGGATCACCGAGGTCGTCGGCCATGTTCGGCCGCGAGCCGCGACACCGGAGCGGTGGACGGCAAGCATCGTCAAGGCCGAGGCCATGCTACGCGAGGCGAACGTCAGTATGCGGTGGCTCGCGGAGCCGCTGGGGGTGACGATCCGATTCGACGGCCAGGAGATGACGCTGTGATCATTGGACTCTGCGGGGCGGCCGGGGCGGGGAAGAACACGGTTGCGGAGCGCCTGTGCCTGGAGCATAAGTTCGTGCCGCTGGCGTTTGCCGATCCGATCTACGAGGCCGTGTCGGCGATCACCGGGCTGACGGTCGAGGAGTTGCAGGATCGGAGCCGAAAGGAGCAGCCGCTGGGCTGGCTCGACGCCTCCCCACGGAAACTTCTCCAGACCCTCGGCACCGAGTGGGGCCGGAAGATGATCCACGAGGAAATCTGGGTCATGGCGACGATGCAGAAGATCGAGTCCTCGCCGGGGGTCAATTTCTGCATCACCGACGTCCGCTTCCCCAACGAGGCGGCGGCTATCAAGGCCCGCGGCGGCGTCGTGTGGCGGGTGGTGCGCCCCGGCTTCGGCGTTCTGGACGGCGAAGCGGCGAGCCACGAGAGCGAGCGCGGCATTCCCGACGAATACGTCGACGACGAGATCGTCAACGACGGTGGGATTTTCGCCCTCCAGACCGCCGTCGATGCCGCAATGAGCCGGCTACAGGCCGCTACAATGGTGGTATAGCCCCGTGTAGCACGCCCCGTGAGGCCCATAGAGGCCCGCAACGCACAAGGAGGTGCCTGCGATGGAACCGAAGATTCGGCGGAAGTTCAAGTCGCTTCCCGTCACGCTGTCCACGGCGACCGCGTCGGCCACCACGATTCGCTGGGACGACGTTGCCGGCGGTGCGGTGCTTCTCGGCACCGGCGCGACCGCGGCCACCTCGATTCAACTCTGGTGCAGCGGCACGACGGACGGCACGTTCGGCCGGCTCTATGACGCCAGCGGCAGCGCGGCCGACATCGCCTTGGCCCAGTCGGCCACCGAGGCCCGCGTCTACGCTCTCCCAGACGCCGCCTATGGCGTCGGAGCGTTGAAACTCGTCGCCGGCCAAGCCGCCGGCACGGCGGTGTCGTGCGTCGTCCTCCTCAAGACCTGACGAGGGGGCGACCGTGACGGCCGAGGAGATCAAGCAGAGCGTCTTGGACACGTTTCTCCGCATTGCCGACAGGTTCGGCGTGCCGTGCGTGATCCTCGCGGTCGTGATGTTCTTTGGCCGCGAGGCCGCGATCGCCATCCACGGCACGGTTGTCGAGCCGATGGTGAAGTCCCATGTCGAGTTTCTGGACACGACGGCCGAGACGCTCAAAGAGATCGGGCAAGTGCAACGCCAGCAGGCCATGACGCTCCAGGAACTGTCGCACGGCCAGCGCGAACTGCATCAGTTCGTGAAGGCCGTGGTCGAGGAACAGGCGAGGAACTGACGCATGGGCATGAGTCCGAAACTTCTGCGTCCCCGCGCCTCCGGCTTCGATCCGCGATCCATCTCTGGCCTCGCCCTCTGGCTGGACGCGGCTGACGCCTCGTCGCTCTACACCACCGACGCTGGGCCGGTGACGGCGGTGTCGGCACCTACGGAGATCAGTGGGTGCGTGGGATGGTGGGATGGTGCCGATGCCACCTCCATGTTCGACGCGGCCAGCGGCGGCTCACAGGTCGCGCCAGGCGGCGTCATCTCGCGGTGGCAGGACAAGAGTGGCCGCAACAACCATGCGACAGCGACAACCACCGCCCGCCCGACGCTCACCGCCGCTGGACTGAACGGCAGGAGTGTGGTTACGTTCGATGGTTCGGCCAACGCCATGACCGTCCCAGCCAACGCGGACTTCAATTCCAACGATGTGACCTACTTCGTTGTGTTCCGCCAAGTGTCGGCGGCGAACAAGGGCGTCTACACCAAACTGAGCGCGGTCGGCGGCACGCTCGGATTCGGCCTCGCGGTGCGATCCGACCAGTCCGTGTGGATGCTCCAGAAAAACGCCGGATCGTCGCAGGTGTTGACCGCCAGCGTCAACCCGACGACCGCCACGCGAATCTACACCGTCACCTCAACGACTGCCGCCAACGGATTCTTGGACGGTCTGGTGTCCGCGTCCGCGTCCGGCCAGACCGCAGACCACAGCCTCAACCAAGCGGTGACGATTGGCGCGCGGGCCACCTCCGAATACCTCAATGGCTACATCGCGGAGATCATCCACTTCAATGTGGCCCTCTCCACCACCGACCGCGCCCGCGTCGAAGCCTACCTCGCGGCGAAGTGGGGGATCGCTGGCGTCCACGCACAGGCAACGGCGACCAGCGATCCGGTGGGGTATTGGCGTGATAAGAGCGGGAACAACAGGCACGCCACGCAGGCGACTGGGGCGAGCAGGCTGACTGTTAGCGCAACGACTGTCGGGTCGCGGCGAGGTATCGCAGCAACTGGAACGCAGCGACTGACGGTTCCGATGGCTACATCGCAGCCCAATACGTTTTTTGCGGCAGTACGAGCAGGCGGTGCGGGAACGGTTGGAACAATCGTAGACGGCATGGCTCCCGGCACGCGGCAGATTGTGACCATCAACCTTTCGTCAAACACACTCAAGACTTGGGCCGGCTCTGCTTTCATAGATATTGGAGGCGCGCAGTCTGGTGCGGTAGCCTGCGTTGTGGCAGGGTTTAGCGGGGCGACATCTCGCGGCGCCGTAAACAGCAAAGCAATCTGGGCCGCAGGCAATCCCGGCACCAACAACACATCTGTGGGCCTTGTGCTGGCTAACTGGACAGACTTCAGCGCTCCCCTGAACGGCCAGATCGCAGAGTTTGGCGCTTACAACAGGGCGCTGACCGACGCAGAAGCCGCGCGGCTTATGTCTTACTTGGCGGCTAAGTACGGCGCCGTACTTGCGCCGCAGGTTAGCAATGCCGACGCGCAGAACTGGGTGAACCGGGTCTACGCAAACGGCGGCACCGTCTCGTCCACTACGGCGACGGCGGTGAACCAGTTCTGCGTGGACATCGAAAATGCGGGGATTCGGGATCGCTTCTACCGGCTGAATCTGTTCTGCGGCACCGCTGACGCCTCGCTTATCGCCGTCAGGACGCCGCTCTATCGCGGTCCTAGCCTCTCAGGAACGCAGTACGGAGGCGCTACCGACACAAACGCTAGTTTTGCCGCCGCCACCGACTATGCGGAGACGGGGGCAAACGGCGGTCTGAAGGGCGACGGCAGCACCAAGTTCCTGAACACTGGGCTTCCGGCAAACACCGTTGCACTTGGCGACCGGCACTTGGCAGTCTATGAGCGCGTCAAGTCGTCTGGGACTTACCGGGTATCCATTGGAGCGCGAGTCCCGACCGCTACATTGTTTTACTGGGAACTAGAGACGCTAAATCCAGCAAGCACATACATAACCTACAGCGGTAATACAGTGGCATCGGCCACTTCTCCGAACTACACCGGCGGTGCCATGTGGCTGTCATCGCAGCCTTCCACCAGCAGCCTTGCACTGTACAAGAACGGAAGCCTTGCGTCTTCCTCGTCAGCCGTCACCGCGACAAACACCTATGCTGGAAACGTATACGTTTTCGCACTGAATGAAAATGGAACCGCCGCCTACCACTCTGATGGCCGTTTCGGCGGGTACTCCATCGGACTGTCTATGACCGACGCGCAGTCAGCGGCGTACTACACAGCAATGCAGGCGTTTCAGACAGCACTAAGCAGGCAAGTATGACGCTCTCTGACATCGACATTCCGCCGTCCGTAGAGTTCTCGCTGGCCCATGCGCTGGTGTTCACGCCAGAACTTGCCCAGCGGCTTGCGGAACTCCACGCCGAATACGGCAGGCCAGACTGCGTTGCCATCCCTCGCCAACTCACAGACGGCAGGCTCATGCTGTCGGCCACGCTGCTCCACGCCATTCAACCCGGCGGCTGGCTGCATGAGATGTGGGAAGCGGCCGACAAGGCCGTCCTGCTGCCTGCCGTTGAGGTGATCCCTTGGGACGAGGCGGTGGCGTTGCTGCCGGTGGAGCCTAACTGACTTTCGGCAGGACGTCGGGCGCGTTTGTGTCGGGCCGCACGATCCTCGGGTCTAGGTACTTCCTCGTGACGGCCGGACTCGAGTGACCCATCAGCGTCTGCGGGTCGCCGCCGGCTGCGGCGTAGTATGAGGCCGACGTCTTCCTCACGCGGTGGAACTTGCTCATCCGGTCATTGGGTAGGCCCGCCCGCTCGCAGATGCGGCCGAGGCGGTGCCAGATGAGGGTGTAGCTGCGATCCCAGTCGAAGACGATCTTCCGCCTCGTCTTGGTCGCCATGATGGCCTCGTAGCACTCGGGAGGGATCGGCCGGTAGATGTCGGCCCGCTGCCCCTTCCGCCCCTCGGCGCGGAAGATCACCGCCTGCGGCTCGACGTCCGACCACTCGAGCGCCAGCAGGCCTCCGATCCGCTCGCCCGTCCAGTACGCGGCCTGGAGGATGGCGCGGAACCATTGGCTCGCCGGCACGCCGCAGGTTTCGCCTTGCTCTCCATCGCAGGCGACGAGGAGTTTTCTGAACTCGTCGATCAGCCAGGCTCTAGGCACCCGCTCCGGCACGCGGATCGTGCGCATCTGCGGCCAAGGGCATAGACCACGGCGGGCGGCGAACTCTGCGAGCGCGTGCAACTGCGCCCTGTCCTTCGCCGCCGTCCCGACCGACCGCGTCTTCAGACGCCAGGCCAGGAACTTGGCGAGTTCGAGTTCGTCGAGGTGTTGCTCTACTGTCGGCTCGACGCCGCCAAGAAATTGACGATACTTGCCGATCGTCATCCCGTAGAGCCGAATGGTGCGGTCGCTGATCCCCTTCAACGGGGCGTAAAGATCGCCAAGTAGCTGGTGCAGGAACAAGGTGGCATCTCCTCCAAATGGAGTACCACATCCGTGCGATCAGGCAAACAAGCGCATCATGCGTTTCGTGAGAATCGAGATTTTTTTCACCCGGCAAAACCGATACCTTCCGCCCGCCGTGGCGAGCCACATGGCTCTGGCGATGGTTTTTGCCTCGGCGGCAGACTTCGCCGAGATCGTGAACTCGTCGGCGTCACACACCTCCCCGTCCTCCCATTCGACAAGGACCGTAAATGTCCGCTGGGCCACGACCGGCCTCCTTTCCGGGGTTTTGGCTTCCTGCTTCCTTCCACCCCCTAGAATCCCCTATCCTCCACTGAAGGTCAAGCCCATCAGGAGCGGGAAAAATGGCAAAGGCGGGAAAGGTTGACTATCTTGCCCAAGCCGTCGGCTCTGCGGAGGCCGCCGCCATCATGGGCATTCATTGGACACAGCCGGCCAAGATGGTGGAGAAGGGCCAGTTGACGTCCCACCTCGTCACCGGCTCGCTGTATTCCGACGATCCCAGCCGCACCTACGCGATCTATGACGGGGCCGAGTGTGAGGCCAACTACCAGGACTATGACGAGCGGTTTCGGGCGGCCGGCGGAAGGACGGAGCGTCGGCCACGCTCGTGGCTCCATACACGCCCCGACGCCCTGCGGCACCTGAAGGCGGTGAAGGCGCCGATCGCCTTCGCCGACGCCATCGGCATGGCCGAGGCGGCGAAAATCCTCTGTGTCCACCAAACGCTGATCCCGCGGCTCATCGCCAGCGGGAAGGTCGTCGGCAGGAAGCCCTGGAACCCGAGGGGGAAAACAGGGTCGAAGGTGTTCATCATCTCGCGGCGTTCGTGCCAGGAGAACGTCAAGGAGATGCGGGCGCTCGAGGCCGCCGGCAAGAAGCCTGGACGGCCGCGAAAGAAAGTCTCTTGACTCGTAGCCTATCGGCCCGATACATTCCTCCACGCTCATGGATGGAGGAATGCCGTGCGTTGGCTTTGGCAGCATCAAGAGGACGCGATTCGCTGGGCGCTCGACCGCCAAGCGGCCATCCTGCATCACGGGATGGGCAGCGGCAAAACTCGGACGGCGCTTGAGTATCTGCGCCGCCTGGGCGCGAACCGAACGCTCGTGTGCTGCCCGAAGGCCGTGATTCCGGCCTGGAGCAAGCAAATTGGAATGTGGTTTCCCGAATTGCGAGTTGTCCCGCTCGACCAGAACGGCTCGGCCGCAAAGGACAAGGCGGTCACTGCGGCCCTGGCCGACACCTCGCCGGTGCTCGTTGTCTGCAATTACGAGAGCGTCTGGCGGCTCAAGAGCGTCGAGAAGGCTCGGTGGGACTGCTTCATCTGGGACGAAATCCACCGTCTCAAAAGTGCCACGGGCGTGGCGAGCCGCTGGGCGGCCAAGATGGTGAAGGCCAATCCGACGGCCAGACGCCTCGGCCTCACCGGGACGCTCATCCCGCATTCGATCCTGGACGCCTGGGCGATCTACCGGGCCGTCGAGGCGCCGGACTGTACCACTTTCGGTACGTCATACACGCTCCACAAAGCCAACTACGCCGTCTTCGCCAACGGGCCGCAGAAGTTCGTGGTCGGCTTTAAGAATCTGGCCCAGGCCAACAAGAAGATCGCGGCCACGACGCACTACGTTCGGACCACCGACGTCATCGACCTCCCGCCGATCTCGTTCCACGACGTTGCCTGCGACCTGTCGCCGAAGGAGTCAAGCCTCTACCGCGAGGTTGAGAACGAGTTCTGTGCGGTGTGCGAAGCCGGAACGGTGACGCCGACGAATGCCCTTGTGCAGCTTCTCCGTCTCCAGCAAATCTGCGGCGGCTACGTCCGGTTCGACGACGAGAAGACGGCCACCAGAATCGACGAGCATCCAGCAAAGGCGAAGATGCTGTCTGATATGCTGGAGGACTTGCCCGCGTCGGAGCCAGTAGTGATTTTCTGTCGGTTCAAGAGCGACATCGAGGCGGCGAAGAGCATCGCCGAGGCTCTCGGGCGGAAGGTCAGCGAACTCTCCGGCGAACGCAACGAACTGGCCGATTGGCAGCAGGCCAAGACATCCGTCCTTGTCGCGCAGATTCAGTCGGGCGGGATCGGCATCGACCTGACTCGGGCGGCCTACTGCTGGTTCTACAGCCTCGGCTACAGCCTCGCGGAATACGAGCAGGCCGTCGCGCGGCTGCACCGCCCCGGCCAGACGGCGAAGACCGTCATCTACCACCTTGTCGCAACGATCAGCGGCCGATCCACCGTGGACGGCCGGGTCTATGCGGCACTTCGGGACAGAAAGGAAGTCGTGAATGAACTCATCACAGGCTACAAGCACCGACAGCACGCTCTCCACGGTGCTCGCTGAAATCGCCGCCATCGACATACAGATGGTCGAGGCGAATGACCGCATCGACCAACTCAAGGCTCGCCGCCAGCACCTCGAGTCGCTGGCCGTCGAGGAGATGACAACACAACGCCTGGACGGAGTCAGGGTCGCAGGGAGGTCGTGGAGGGTCGAGTTCGACCACCACATGAGCGTTACGGAGGACAAGAAGGAGGCCGTCATCAAGGCGGCGGTGAAGGCTGGGTGCTGGGAACAACTCCAGACCGTCAACACCGCCCGCCTGAAGAGCCTCCTGCGTGAGCAGGCGAAGGAGGCGGGCAGGGATGCCCGCTCCTGCCACTCCGCTGGAACTGCGTTTGAAGGTCTTGTCGGGGAGCACGTTGCCCCCCGGCTGCGTCATGTCACGGTTGGCTGACGCTCTGGTTCGATTGGTTCATGCAAGGAGAAAAGCATGACGACTGCGATTTCGACGAAGACGATCGACTATCCAGCCCTGCGGGCTGACAGTCGGCAGATGCGGATCATCGAGGCGAACCTCGATGGCGAGCCGATGAACGAGCAAGACCTCGTCAGGGTGAAGACCCCGGCGGGCGGTGGCACGAAGTGGACGGTGCCGGTGAACGGGAACGACGAGTCGTTCGACGAACTCGTCGGCCTGTGCGTCGGCATCGCCAAGCGCGGTGTGCTCTGGCCCCAGGACGACCCGACGGATCAGCGGCCGGTGATCGTGACGAACGATCTCCTCGTCGGCTACCGCGTGTCGGACGACCTGGGGAGCAACATCGACCCGAAGGTGCTCGAGAAGTTTCGGATCGGCGACCGTCGCTATGACTGGACGGCGCTCGCGAACTCGCCCGAGTTCGGCTACGGCTCGGCCCGTGGCGGTGCCGGGAAGAGGTGCAAGGAGAGCCGGATCATCGCTATCCTCCGCGAGGGCGACGTCTGGCCGATCCTGGTGACGGTCGGGCCAGGGAGCCTGCGTGGCCTCCTGCCGTTTCTGAAGCGTCTGCCATCGTTCCACTACGAGTGCGTGATCGGGCTGAAGCTCGAGAAGGCGAAGAGCAGCGGCGGCCAGCCGTACAGCGTCATCGTCCCTCGCGTCGTCGGCCTCGTCAGCGAGGAGCAGGGCGAGGTGGCGCGACGCATCTACGTCGAGCCGCTCAAGCGGATGTTCTCCGCTCCCCCGGCCGGCGCGGTTGTGGAAGCCGGCGGCGACCACGACGAGGAGTGATCACGGCGGCCTGGCCGGAGGCCCAAACCACGACTCATCACCGTGGACCGGCAGGCCCAGCCTGCTTGTGGCCTAGTAACGGCAGGAAGTCTGACTGACCCTCTGGCGTTTTTCCCTTTCCCGCCACGGCAGCGGACGACTTCGCCCCTCCCGGCCCCTGCGACTGCGGGGCCGGGAGGGGATTTCTTACACCAACAAAAAGTCTTGCCGTGAAGAAATACACCATCAAGGCGCACCAGACCAAGTACGGCGGCGTCATGTTTCGCTCGCGTCTCGAGGCACGCTGGGCGGCATTCTTCGACCTTCTCGGATGGGAGTGGAGGTACGAGCCAATAGACCTAGATGGGTGGACGCCTGACTTCTACTTGAAGTTTCCATGCCACCACTCGGAGTGCGGTGGATTTCATGACCTTTACGTCGAGGTGAAGCCTTACTCGGACGACGAGGAGTTCAGGGGTCATTTTGTGTCAAGGGTTTCGTGGGGGTGTGTCTTCGATGACTTTGGCAATGAGTCATCCATAGACGTAGATGCCGGCGGGAGATTCGGCCTTACTCCAGACGTCGCGAGGTTTTGTATCTGTCACGGCGACGGAGGTGGCGACTATGACTTGAGATTCTTTGTGCCAGGCGACGGCAACTCCGGCCCGTATCAGCATTCCGTCTCCGCAGAGTTGTGGAACGAAGCAGGAAACATTGTTCAGTGGTTGCCAAGGAGGAGCACATGACAGACATATTTAAGGCGGCGGCTCACTACGCCGCAGAGTTCGGCTGGCCGCTGGTGCGGAACTATGGAATGCGAGAGGACGGTGCCTGCATGTGCCGCCTCGGATTCTCATGCGCGACTCCTGGGAAGCACCCTGTAGAAAACGACTGGCTTCCGCACGCCACGAAGGACGAGGACACGATCGCCTCGTGGTTCGAGGGTGGCGAGCGGTGGAACATCGGACTGCCGCTCGGCACTGCCAGCGGCCTGGTCGACACCGAATGGGACGACGAGAAGTCGCTCGAGACGGCGAAGAAGTTCGGGATCATCAACGCCCGCACAATTGGCTACTCGTCGAACCGCGGCGGCCACCGCCTCTGGCTCATGGACGAGCGGTTGATCTCCATTCCACGCGGCGTCAAGAAGATTGGTGGCCTAGAGGTTCGATTCGGCGGCGGCGGAAAGCAGGCGCAGTCGATCATCCCCCCCAGCCGCCACCACACCGGGAACGTCTACAAGTGGGATGCGGGGCGATCACCGGACGAAATCGAGCCAGCGCGTCTACCAGAGGCGCTCGTGCTGGCCGTGATTTCGGCGTGCGCTGGCGAGACTTCTGGAGAAGGCGTGATCACGAAGAACACGCTCTTCGAGCGTGTTGTGGGGAAGGGCGAGCGTCACGACTCGATGGTGGCGTGGATTTCATCTGAAGTCATGCGAATGCGCGATCCGCACGACCCTGCGGAGCAGCAGAACGTCCTGATGGTTATGCGGTCGCTCAACAAGACCCAATGCAGTCCAGAGCTAGAAGAGCCGGAACTGCGGCAAATCTGGATGAGCCAGTTGCGGTGGGGCATGAAGGCCCGCGCGGCCGGGGCGACGAAGATCGCGAGCACAGACCAGGACGCAGACAAGAAGGTCGAGGAGGCGAAGGCCAGGAACGTCCACGCGGCCAGCGGCCTCGAGTTCCGCGGCGGCGAGTGGTTCCCTGGAATGTGGAAGTTGACGGTCGTGCATTCCGACCCCAAGGAGTTCAAATTGCACGTTCCGGTCGTCGCCAACAGCGACGGGAGGGCCGACCATGTCCATGTCTCGCTCTCGAGCGCCGACTGGAGCAGCCCGATCTCGGTGGCCCGCAAGATTCTTGAGGCCACTGGGACGATCGACGTCACCGACCCGAACCCGAAGGAGTGGGCCAAGATTTGGAACGGCTTCTCCTTCAAGAAGGAGGGCGAGAAGGCGTGGACGCGGGTCCGCGGCCTGAAGGTCAAACTCATGGACGAGAAGACAGAGGAGTGGCCTCCGGCGGAACAGCAGCGGTTCGCCGTCGTCGCCGGCTGGCTGCTCGACGGACTGTCGGCAGCCGTACGGCCGGAGGCCGACGCGGACGGCACCGCGCCACACCCCTCTGGACGGCCCTCCTGGGTCAATTCAGCCGAGGGGGAGCCACTGCTCTACTTCTCATGGAATCGTGTCTGGGAGGACATTCAGAAGAACCGGAAGGTGCGTCTGGCCGAGGGGGAGTGCATCGCCCTCAAGCGACGCATCCTGGCTGCCTCCGGCGAGCCGGAGTTCAGAATCGACCGGCACCGAACCGCGACCGGCGTGAGGCGCCGGTACGTCGTGTGGACGCAGAAGCACATTACCCATCTTGAAAACATTGCCCATCCTGAAGGCGGTGTCCCGCAAAGTGGCCTTATAGATAGGGGGGAAATTGAAAATCAAAACCCAGTGACGAGCGCGGGAACGCTGGTTTGCGGTCCAACGTGACGAAAGTGCCTGGAAATAAAGGACTTACGGTGGACCGGAAACCGGCCCACAAAAAACCAAACAAGGAGGAAAACGGGCCATGCAATCAGCGAGGCTTGTCGGTGGGGCTGGGACGGGGAAAACGACGGAGTTGCTCAAGATCATGGGCGACGTCGTGGAGCGGATCGGCGAGCCGTCGCAGATCGGCTTTGCGTCGTTCACCAAGGCCGCCAGGGCCGAGATGGTGTCCAGGGCGTCGGAGCGGTTCGACTGCCACCCCAGCGTCCTGGAGAAGCATGGGTGGTTCAGGACGGTGCATTCAACGTGCTACCGGCAACTGGAGATCAAGAACGGCGACCTCCTTAAGGCCGACAACGAGTCCACGAAGTGGATCGCCGACCGCCTCCGGGTGCGGGTGGAGTGGAAGAAGGTCGACGACAGCGGGTTCACCTCGGTCGTCGGCGACGACGAGGCGGCGATTTCCCTGTCGCTCTGGGACGTCTCCCGCAACCGCGTCGAGCCGCTGGCCGACGTTCACGCCAGGCGTTCGGTGGCTGGTCTGGACGTCCCGTCGCTCGAGACGGTGAAGTTCTGGGTTAAGGCATACGAGGACGCCAAGAAGATCGACGGCCGCGTCGACTACGTCGACACGCTGGCGATGTTCTCGGGCGTTCGGTTCACCATCGACGGGCCGGAGTCCGTCGAGCCGAACGGCATCCAGCCCGTCGGCGTGAAGGCATGGATATTCGACGAGGCCCAAGACTCGTCGAAGTTGGTCGACATGGTCTGCCGGCGGCTCGCTTCTGGGCCGGATGTGAAGTGGGTGTTCCTCGCCGCAGACCCATTCCAGTCGGTCTTTGGCTTTGGCGGTGCAGATTACCGAAACTTCCTATCTTGGGAAGTCGACAAGGAGCGGACGATGCCGCAGTCCTACCGCTGCCCGCGGGCGGTGATGGAACTGGGCGAGCGGTGCCTGAAGCGGATGCGGACGGGATACTTCGACCGCGGGATCGCTCCGGCCTCGCATGACGGGTGCGTGATCCGCGAGCCGTCGATTGAGCACGCCCTCGCCCAGGTCGACGGTTCGCGGACGACCCTGGTGCTGGCACGGTGCAATTTCTCGCTGGCGAAGTTCGAGGACATCCTCACAGCCAGGAAGATTCCGCACGCCAGGATCACCAAAAGCGACGATACGAAGGCATTGACCGCGTTCAATGCCTACTGGAAACTACAACACGGCAAGGGCATCGGCCACGACGAGTGGCAGACTGCCATCGAACTGACGCCGGCCCGGTCGATGGGCGACCAGTTCCTCCTCCACGGGGCGAAGAAGGCGTGGCGGGACGGACGGTTCAAGGATCATGTGGACTACATGGGGGCAGACGAGCTTGTCACCGTTGGGGGCTGCACGCCTCTGCTGGCGCAGCACGTTGCCGATGGGAAGTGGGCCGACCTCCTGGACGGCGGCGCGAAGTGGTATCACGCCGCGAAGAAGCACGGCCCCGGCGTGGCGACGACGCCGAACGTGCGGCTGTCCACGATCCACGGGGCCAAGGGAATGGAGGCCCAGGACGTCGTCCTGGCGACGGAGACGGCGACCCGCGTCGAGAAGGAGCGGCAACTGGACCCCGCCACGTTCGACGAGGAGTGCCGCATCGAATACGTCGGCGTGACCCGCGCCAAGGAGCGGCTGATCGTCTGTGAGTCCGATGAACCCAACGCAATGGAGTTGCCCCTATGAGCCTACTATTCGAGACATCGCTGCCGCCGGAGGATCAGAAGAGGCAGCCCCGGCGTGCGCGCAAGCGCGACGCTAGTAGGGGAGGTCAAAACGAGTTCGTCCCGGCTTTCGATGTGTCGCAATCTATAAAGGAACTTCGCCCCCTCGGCCGCATCGACCACGCCTACGTCTGTGCCGACGATGCCTGCGTAGCCGAGTGCCATGACATCCTCGACGAGGATCGCGGCCAGTGGCTCCTGGAGTGCTGTTTCTGCGGGACGAAGCAGGAGGCGAAGGCAATAGCCGGCGTCATCCAGGAGCCGGCGCCTGACGCATTCCGGTTCCGCGACGGCCGATACGCCGGCCAGACGCTCGACGAGGCCGCCGCCACGCCGCGTGGCGCCGACTACCTGTCCTGGGCAGCCGAAAGCCACCCACGCCCTGCCGTTCGCGAGGCGGTGAAAACTTGGCTTGCCAAGCGGTCTGGCGGTCTGTAGGCTACTCACCACGACAACGGAAGGAGCCGTTTCTCATGCTCGTCATCACGCGCCGCAAAGGCGAGAAGGTTCAGATCGGGCCTGACATCGAGGTCATGGTCACGCGAGTCGCCGACGGCCAGGTGCGTCTGGCGATCAAGGCACCGGACACGACGAAGATCGTGCGGTCGGAGTTGCAGGCGCTCTCGGAGGCGGCGAAGCGATGAACCGCAGGGAACTCATCCAGTGGCTCTCAGCAGGCACCGTCGGCATCGCCGCATCGGTGTCGCCTGAAGGCGGCGTTGACGCCGAGGCGGCCACTGCGGAGGTCAAGGAACTGCCGCAGGAGAAGGCGATTCTGGTGTTCTCGCTGCACTATCCGATTTCGCCGGATCGGCTGGAAGCACTGCAAGACAGCGCTCGCGAGTTCTTGGCTGAAAACTCCATCGACATTCCTATGGTCGTGCTGCCTCACGGCCTAAGTCTCAATGTCATCCGCTATCCCGTCGCTGCGTCGGCGCCGGTGAGTTCTGTGTCATCCAAGGAGTAGGAACCATGTTCGGACTGGGAACGATCGAGATCGTCGTCATCGGTTGCATCGCTGTGATGCTGTTCGGCTCGCGGCTGCCCAAGTTGGCCCGCAGCGTCGGCCAGAGCGTCGTCGAGTTCAAGCGAGGCTTCCTGGAGGTCGAGCAGGAGTGCCGCGAGATCGAGCGTCACATCGAATCGAAGGTGACGGCGTGATCCACACCTGGCTCAACGTCTCCTGCGCTCTCGCCGCGGCCGGCGTGCTGACGTATTTCTCGCTACTGCACTGCACGACTTGGTTTGAGGAGTGACGATGTTTGAAGAGACGAAGGCAATCGACAGCGCTGCGGACGCCCTTCTGTTTTGCGACTACTTGGCTAGGTTCGGAAGCGGCGAAATGGTGAAGCACTACGCAGGGATAGCGAACGTAATACGCGACCTTTCCATACGCCTTGCTTCGCAGGCGATGGCTATGGAGCGATCAGAGGCCGCAAAGGATTCAGCCCGATAGTTTGGAACCGGATGTGCGCACGCCGGACAAGGAAAAACGCCAGAAAGCGCTGGAGACGCGGGTTCGACCCCCGCAAGGGCTGCTTCGATGAAGACTTACCGCCGCGAACTCACCGGAGCCATCAAGGGCAACAGCCGCCTGCGGCGGCGGCTTGACGAAGCGAAAGAACGAGTCGCGCGGCTCGAGCGGAACGTGATGTTTCTGGTGGCGAAGTTGGACGCGATTGGACACGGCGACGACGAGGATGTGCGGAAGTGTGCGTGGAGCGTGGGCTGGTTTCGCAGCCCCGAGGTGGCGAGGAAGGTCAGGGAGGCGATGGAGTGATGGAACACAGGATTATTCAAGGCGACTGCATCGAAGGGTTGCGGACGCTCGCAGACGACAGCGTCCACTGCTGCGTAACAAGCCCGCCATACTGGGGTTTGCGTGACTACGGCCATGACGGGCAGATCGGCCTGGAGTCCACACCGGAAGCCTACGTCGCCCGCATGGTGGAGGTGTTCCGCGAGGTGCGGCGTGTGCTGCGCGAGGACGGGACTTGCTGGGTAAACCTGGGGGATTCGTACAACGCATACAACGGGAATCGTGGCGGTTCTACGTCCTTCCAGGCAGCAACAGAGGTCGCGTGCCCCTCACTGCCAAAAGGGAACGGCCTTTCGTGCAAGTCACTGAAAAACAAAGACCTTGTCGGCATCCCATGGCGAGTCGCCTTCGCCCTTCAGTCTGACGGGTGGTGGCTGCGCCAGGACATCATCTGGCACAAGCCAAACCCGATGCCAGAGAGCGTGCGTGATCGCTGCACGAAGGCGCATGAGTACGTTTTTATGCTGACTAAGAGCGAGCGGTATTACTACGACTCGGTTGCTGTAAGCGAGACAGCAAAGCATAAAGACGCAAAAAACATCCCCTACGCGACTCGGAGGGTTCTTGACGGGAGCGAGACGAAAATACAAAGACAAGAGCGTACATATACGGAAAAGGCAACCCGCAACCGTCGATCCGTCTGGACGGTGACGACAAAGCCCTACAAAGGCGCGCACTTCGCAACCATGCCGCCTGACCTCGTCGAGCCGTGCGTTCTCGCCGGCACGAGCGAGGAGGGCTGCTGTCCGCACTGCGGATCGCCGTGGGGCAGGATTACGGAGCGAAAGGAACTGACACGCCCACGCCCCAATGCCTACACAAAGAGACATGGCGAAGAGGGTACTGGAAACCACTGCGCGAACGACGTCGCTGGAGTCTCTGTCGAGACAAAAGGGTGGCAGCCGTCGTGCAAGTGTCAAGAGCACAGGCCAGTGCCGTGTCTTGTGCTGGACCCATTCGCCGGCTCTGGGACGACGCTTGCTGTTGCAGCGAAACTCGGCCGCAGCGGAGTCGGGTGTGAGTTGAATCCAGAGTACGTCAAGTTAGCGCACGAGCGGATCGCCAAGTCCGTCGAGCGAGAGAGGTTGTTTGCATGACGACGCTCGAACTTCTCGCCGAACTCAACCCCGACGCCCTGCTGGCCGACGGCCTCGAGGCGGCCCTGGTGGGCTACACCGTGAACCACCACCACCCGACCGTCGCCGTCTATGACATCGAGAAGTGCATCGACGTTCTCGTCGAGCGCGACGGCATGACGCCCGAGGAGGCAGACGAGTTTCTGTCGTTCAACACCCTCGGCGCCTACGTCGGCGAGAACGGGCCGCTGTATGTGAGGTTTGAGAAATGAACTGTACCATCCTCCCCCTCGCCGACCTCGACGTCATCGACATCAACTGGATCGTCATGCGTCTGACGAAGCCGGACAGCGACTTCCAGCGGGCCTTGCTCGCCGGCCGCCGCCCCGGCGAGATCGCCATCGTGCGTGATCAGGGCGAGATCGTTGGCTGGGCCAGGACGGAAGCGTGGACTGAAGGCGACGACGGTGCCGGCGGCGAGGTGAACTGGCGCACGCTCGAGGCATTTGTCGCGAAGGACTACCGGACGATGGGTGTTGCCGCGTTCGCCGCCGCTGGCCTCAAGTCGGCCCTGGACATCTGGACTGTCGCCGTCTTCCACCCGCACATGCTCCTCGTGGCACGCCGCGCCGGCTTCCACCCGACGCTGTTCGCAAAGCAGGACGTCGTCGAGACGAAGTGGAGCCGCGTGTGACCGACGACGACAAGATCGAGATGCTGGCATCGCTGGTGCGGTCGCAGCACTGCCTCCGCGACGTCCAAGAGATGTGCGAGGCCGTCGCGACGGCGTCGAAAGAGGCTGGCGAAACTGGGCTGGCCTTTGCGCTGCTGATGGTCAAGGAGTCGATCGGCGCCTACTCCAGGGCGCTCGCGAAGTTCGTCGAAAGTGCTGTTGACGAGTAGCCTACACTCCGCGATATTGCCTGCCGTTGGTTCGACCCTTCCTTCGGAGCACCCACATGAAGAGCATCATTCTTCTCGCGGCCCTGTCCTTCTGCGGCGTGGCGAGCGCCCAGACCGTGATCGTCGTTCCCGCCCAGGTAGAGGCCGAGGAGATGGCCCGCACCGGCGTCTTCGGCCACCGTGGCCGGCACGGCCGCTGCCGCGAGGGCATCGGTTTCTCGACGGTGTCGGCCGACGCCGCCGTCCGCAACTGCTGCTATCACGGCCAGTTGACGCCGCGCGAGATCGGCGTCGCCCGTGGCCGCCGTGGCTTCTACGCTGTCATCCGGTACTGGTGAGACATGGATCGTCGAGGATTTCTTCAGAGGCTCGCGTCTGCCGCTGCCGCGATGGTGGCGGCGACGCAGTCCGGTGAAATCGCCGCATCGCTCGTCGCGGCGCCGAAGGTCATGGATGGCCTGGCGCCGCGACGGCTCTGCGAGGCGCAGCAGGCCGTCATTGACGTTCTCAAGGAGTGCAGGATCGTGTCCTACGAGAGGATCGACCGCGTCGCCGGATACCCGGAGCATCGCGTGACGTACCGCAGGGACAAAGGCCACGGCCTGACGGGCTACGTCGAGACGCTCGCCGACATCGGCGTTCCGAAGGCGATCACGGTGTCGTGCGTGTCGGAAGTCGACGTTTTTGATGCTTCGCACCTCGGCACGCCGTTCACGATTGAGCGAGACAACCTGACATACGAAATCGAAGTGGTGTGGGTGGTGCCATGACGGAAAAAGAGCAGGAAGACATCGCCGCATTCGCGTTCTCGGCCATCGGCTTCGTGCTGTTCGGCGCGATCTTCCTGGTCGCCATTGCGCTGGCGACGAGGACGGCCTGGAACATGGTCATCCCCGAGGTCTTCGGCCTGCCGCAACTAACTCTGAAAAACGCCTTCGGCCTCGTCGGCCTGGGTGTCGTGTTTCGTTGCTTCCCGGTTCTCTCGAAGGAGTGAGAAAATGATCAAGGTCAAAGTCAACACGCTGGAACTGTTCCGCCTTTGGAACACGAACATCCGCAACGACGAACTCGCCGACGCCCTCGGCGTCCCGCGCGGAACGCTCTGGTATCTGCGTCAGCGGTTCAAATTGCCAGCCCGCGGCAAGGGAAGCCGCGTCCCCAGCGTGACGGAGCGCGACGCGCCGAGTCCAGAGGAGATCGAGCAGCGCTGCGCCGAGATTCGCGCCTCGTGGCCCGAAGGTGAGGAGGAGCGTCGTCGCGTTGGCCCCCGGCAGCGTCGGTGGAGCCTGCCCGCCTACGCCTTCGATGGACGCGGCTGCGCGTTCCAGCAAATCGCTGTGGACTAATACGCTACAAGACCAGAAACTACATGGATGGCGCACCGGCCGCTCGAGAAGACGATCGTCGCGAAGGTCATCGCTGCCGCAAGGCAGCGGGGCTGGTGGGCGATGAAAACGCACGGCAGTGCGTTCAGCGTTGCGGGGCTGCCGGACATCCTTGTCATCAGGGAGGGCCGCGCGGCCTGGATGGAAGCGAAGCGACCGGGCGAGAGTCCGACGAGGATTCAGGAGCACCGGATGCGAGAGTTGGCTGCGGCGGGCTGCCCGGTGACGGTCGTGACGAGCGCCGGTGACGCCATCGAGTTTCTTGAGGGTATCCAGTGATCTACTGCGGGCAACCTGACATCGGCGTAGCGGAAGAAACCGCTGTGCTCGATGTGCTGCGCGGCGGTCAACTGACTCGTGGCCCCGTCGTGGCTGAGTTCGAGCGGCTCTTCGGCGGCATCAACGGCCTCCACATGCACGCCGTCTCGAGCGGCACGGCCGCTCTGCACCTGGCCCTCCTGGCGGCCGGCGTCGGTCGTGGCGACGAAGTCATCGTCCCAGCGACGACGTTTGTTGCCACGGTGAACGCGGTTCTCTACTGCGGCGCAAAGCCGGTGGTTGTGGACGTCGATCCGAGGTCGTGGACGATCGACCTGAACGAGATGGCGGCGGCCGTGACGGAGAAGACGAAGGCGATCATTCCCGTGCATCTGTACGGCGTGCCGGCGCCGTCGCTGAATGACTGGAAGGTCGACTACTACCGCTCGACGGGCCGGCGGATCGTCATCATCGAAGACTGCGCCGAAAGCATCGGGTGCCTCCGCAGCGGGTGGGCGCCGGCTGCGGACATGAACTGCTACTCGTTCTACGGGTCGAAGACGATCACGACCGGAGAGGGCGGTGCCGTCGGCACGCAGGAGAAGCTCTTCGCGGAGCGGATCGCCCACCTCGCCGGCCAGGCGATGACGGCGACCCGCTACGTCCACGACGCGCTGGGGTGGAACTACCGGATGACCGAGGTGCAGGCCGCCATCGGCGTGGCGCAACTCTCCCGCCTGTCGGAGTTCATGGAGAAGCGCCGTCAGGTATTCGACTGGTACAACTCCCGCCTGCCTGACCGTTTCCGCCGCCAAGAGGTCGCGAAGGACGACACGCACGGGTGCTGGGCGTTCGCCGTCGTCAAGGAATACGGACGACCGATGGACGCCCGCCATGTCGAGCGACTGATGCGCGAGGACGGCATCGAGACGCGACCGATCTTTCCTCCCGTCTGTCACTTCCAGCATGTGCAGCGGGCTGGGAGAACAGGCCGTCGCATATACGCCGCCGATTCGTTGTACCGATACGGCCTCGTCCTGCCGACACACACGAGCCTGACCGAGAACGATGTGGAGAAAGTATGCGCAAGCCTCGTAAAAGCCGCGTCCTGTTCGTAGGCGGTGGACGTCGGGTGTCGCTGGCGAATGAGTTCATCGCCAGGAACGCCGACGTCTACGGCTACGAGTCGAGCATCGACGTCCCTTTGGCCGACGTCGCCAAGGAGGTCGTCGAAGGCATGGACTTCGACGATCCCGAGTGCGGCCCCGACATCATCGAGTTCGCCGCTCGCCGGAAGATCACGCATATCGTCCCGCTCATGGACGAGGCCACGGTTGTGTGCGGCGACATGGAGCAGTGCATCGGCTCGCCGGCCGCCGTGGCGATGCTCTGCCACGACAAGTTGCACTTCGCAAATTGGATGAAGGAGCACCACCCAGACGTCTACCCGGCCCCGCGGCTGACGCGGTATCCGAAGTTCGCGAAGCCCCGATTCGGCCACGGCTCCCGCGGGACGAAGGTGCTGCATCGCCCCGAGACGATCGAAATGTCGGCGTCGTGGGTGATCCAGGACTACCTCGACGGCGACGAGGTGTCGGTCGACCTCTTCCTGGGCGCCGGACAGTGCCGCGGCGCCGTGGCCCGCAGCCGCGACCGCGTCGAGGGTGGAGAAGTTATCGAGTCGACGGTGCTCGCCCCCGAGGCGTCGGTGTCCTACCTGATCGACGCCGCGGCGGTGTGTGCGGACCTGGGGATCGTCGGGCCGGCGAACGTGCAGTTCAAAGGCGGCAAGATCATCGAGGTCAACCCGAGGTTCGGCGGCGGCAGCGTCCTGTCGATCGCCGCTGGCCTGCCGCTTGTGGCCCTGGCCCTCGGCCACAACGTTGACGGCCCTCCCTGGAAGATCGCGCCGCTGACGATGCGGCGGTATCACGCGGAGAGTTTCCGATGAGTGAATCGCTGATTGACGCCTACAAACTTGACTGCCTCGTGGCACTCCTCGAGTCGACGGACAAGCTCGACGGCGACATCGTCGAGGTCGGAGTCTACAAAGGTGGCAGCGCTCGAGCAATCGTCGACAACGCCGGACAGTCGAAGGTCTTCCTGTTCGACACCTTCACGGGAATGCCGAATCACGATCCGACGCTGGACGGAAGGTGGGGCATTGGCTCCTTCAGTGACACGAGCGCCGTGGCGGTCATGGATATGTTTGTCGGCGACAAGCGGGTGAGCGTTTACCCAGGCGTATTCCCGGCCGAGACGGGCGACGTTCTCGCCGGCCGCCGCCTGCGGTTCGTCCACCTGGACGTCGACAACTACGAGTCCTACGCCGCGTGCCTGGAGTTCCTCTACGAGCAAGTCGTCCCCGGCGGCATCATCGTGTTCGACGACTACGGCGAGGACTGCTGCCCCGGCGCGAAGGCGGCTGTTGACGAGTTCTTCATCGGCCACGCGCAGGTGGTGATCGAAGGCCCGGTGGTCTATGTGGTGAAGCCATGAAGACGGCGGCCATCGACATGGACGGCGTGATCTGCGAGGAGCGGCCGACGTTCGAGCGGTCGCTGGCGAAGGCGTTGCCAGGCTCCCGCGAGATGCTCGAGAGCCTGCGAACGGCCGGCTACCGGATCATCATCCACACAGCCAGATCGTGGTCGGAGTTGGCGATGACTGAACAGTGGCTGTTTGAACGCAGCATCCCATACGACCAGTTGGTGATGGGCAAGCCGGTCGCGGACATCGTCGTGGACGATCGGGCGGTTGCGAGCCTGGAGGAGGCTGTCGATGTGGTCGACTGAACACGCATGATAAGCGGCGGCTTGCCGTCCGCTTCATGCGCTGGTTATGGCTGCGGCGAGACAACAGGAGAGATAGCGATGAGATGGAAGATGATCGACAGGCCAGCCGAAGGGAACACAATCAGCCAGTGGTTCGCGTTTTGGCCCATTACGGTCGGCGGCGAAACCCGGTGGCTGGAGTGGGTCGCGGTTGAATACCGAACGATCATCGCCTACGGCAAAGGCACCGGCGACGGGAAGATTCACAAGCACGCGGTGCGGTTCATTTCATAGCCATAACGCCAGCGATCAGCGGCTCGTCCGCTGCATCGCGTGGTTCTGTGGCGAATCGAACGTATTGGAAAACCAACGGAAAGTGACGGATTACGAATATGAGCGGGGAGTGGATTCCGGTGACGGAGCGTCTGCCAGAAGTTGACGACGTATGCCTTTGTTTTGCAGAAGGGCAATCTCGCCCGTTTCTTGCTTCCTTTTCAGAGGACGGGTGGCAATCGTTGGACGTGTACGACTACGACCGAGACGGCGAGTGTACGGCAGAAAATCCGACACACTGGATGCCGCTCCCTGCCCCGCCAACGGACGCCAAGTAGACACAGAACGCCAAGGATCAGGAGCGGCGAGACATGAACACTGACAACATCAACCGGGGCGCCGAGCCGGCTCCTGCATCCGCTGGTTCTCGGGCGGCGCTGGTTGTGCTGTGGGTCGCAGTGTCACTGCCGCTCGTCATCTATCCCGGCGTCCTCATGGCTGGCATCATGGGCCTTGCGGGTTATGTGCGAGAAGGGACGCCATTTGTAAAGGTGGCGGTGTGTAAGGCGTTTTACTGGGCGACGTTGCTATACCCGCTGGCGTGGGTTGCGTCGCCAAGGACGCTTCGCGGGGCGTTGTATTTGACGGCGTACTTGGCGGCTTGCGCCGCATTGTTCGGTGTGGCGGTAATGCTGGGAGACTGAGAACACGCAGGATAAGCGGCGGCTCCGCCGTCCGCTTCATCCGCTGGTTCTGTGAGCGTAGAGGAGAAGCGAGATGTATTGCCCGATCTGCGACCAGAAGCCGATGAACTGCGACTGCACGCCAGAGGAGCGGCGGATGCACTCCGAGATCGAAGACTTGGAGGAGCAGATTCCGCAATGGATTCCAGTGACCGAGAGGATGCCGGATCAAGGCGTGCGGGTGCTATTCTTCGTCAATCGCAAAAACACCAACTACGCTGCCGCATACGCTGGCGAATACATCAAGGTATTTGACACTTGGGCTTATGACTTGGCGAACGAAAAAGGGTGGTCCAGCGCGTTCGTCACGCACTGGATGCCGCTTCCGGCACCGCCGAGCGAAGGCAAGTAGCCGCAGAACGCACAGGATCAGCGGCAGCGATGAAAGGACTCCCCATGCCTAAAGACGATGCAACGCTGTCCGCTGCATCCGTTGGTTATCCCGCCTACGGCGTACCGTCGCTTCTTGATTGCAAGACCAATGCAGAGTTGATTGCGGCTGCCGATTCGCTGGGCTATATCGGCAACAGGGTTTTGGATTTGTCTTACGGGCATGGAGAGTTTTGGACGCAGAAGCGGCCGGCAACGCTCGTCACGAACGACCTCAATCCGACAAAAGGCGACTACCATCACGACGTTTCTGGATCGCCGCCGAATGAGTGGCTCGATTCATTCGATACGGTTGTGTGGGACGGGCCATATCGACTCAACGGCACACCCAATCGCGGAGTCTTTGACGAGAAGTTTGGGACTGACGATCCACAGAGGCTTCGGGACAGGCTCAATCTTTTGTTGCTTGGAGTGGTGTTCGCATCGCGGTGTGTCGCCAACGGAGGCCACGTTCTCGTCAAATGCCAGGATCAAGTCGCAGCGGGCCGCAAGCAGCAGCAGCGGAGAATGATTCAGGACACTGGTGAACTGTTTGGGTTGAGGTGGATTGACGAACTGCACATGCGGGTGGCCGTCCGCAAGCAACGGTCGCAAAAACTGTCACGGTCGAACTTTAGTACGCTGGTCGTTTTCAAGGGATAACACGCAGGATCAGGAGCATCGCATGACAGACGAAACTACACCGCAGGACGACGCAGCGATGTCTCCTGCATCGACTGGTTCGCTGGCGTGGACTCCGGTGGAGGAACGCCTGCCGGACGATGGAGAAGAGGTTCTCGCGTACGCCGACGGCAGGCGATGCAACGCTGAGTTTTGGCGGAGCGAATGGTGGCACGCATGTCAGGGTTTTGAGAAACGAGGGGGCCGGATGCTGAAAAGGGTTTCGCATTGGATGCCACTCCCTGCCCCGCCAACGGACGCCAAGTAGCCAGCGAACACGCCGGATAAGCGGCGGCTTGCCGTCCGCTTCATCCGCTGGTTCTCTCGCTGGTAGCCTATTTCGGGCAGATTGCGTGACGGCCAATAATCTAGAAATTGACTACCGCAAGATAACGAAAGGATGGCGAGGCATGGTGGTTGGATACGGCGTGTTAGT